CGGGGAGGCGTAGTTGAGCATATCCTGGGAGAGAATCTGCCCTTCCATCGCCCGCGGGTCGTTCTGGTTCTCACGCTTAAACACGAGGGACGACCCGTCCTCACTTTGGAGCTCGGAGAGGAGCTTCTCGATCAGGGCGTCCAGGGGCCACCGCTCGGGCCAAAGCGTCTCCACCTCACGGTCGGGGTCGATATCCAGGATGGTTTCGTTCCGGGTGTCGATGGCGGAGATGTTGTCGCCCCGGTAGGTGTTCCCGGCGTCAGTCGTGACCGTGAACTCCCCGTTCTCGATAATCGAGTAGTCGCTGATCGCCTTGCGGACCTCAACGTCCCACAGGGCGGTGTCCATCAACTGACTGTACAGGTCCTCGTTGTGCTTCCGGGTCCCGAGGACGAGGTACACGGACTCGCCGGCTGACCCCAGGTTCTGTTGGTAGTCCTGGAACTGCGACCACCGCTTTTCCCGCTGCGTCTCGGTCCGCTGCGTCGGCCAGCTCACGATGTCGTCAAAAATCAGGACGTCGTAGTGGCCCCCCGTGATTTTGGAGTCCATCCCGCGGGCCGCGATGGTCGGCTCGGCGTGATTCGCCGTCCGCTCGAGGGTGAGGTTCGTCGCGTTGTCCTCATCGATCTGCCGGCCGAACTTCCCCCCGTGTTGCCTGATCGTCTTAGCGCACTGCCGGAGCTTCTCCTTGGCCTTCGTCTCCGACTCCATCAGGATCAGCACCCGGATGTTCGGATCACGGAGCGCGGCCCAGGCCGGGATAACGTGCGAGCCGGTCTCGGACTTCCCGTGCTCACGAGGGTACAGCCGGGCCAGCCGGCGCGGGTACTCATCGGGATGCTCGAGCGCCTTGTACACCGAGCCCATTATCTCCCGGAGGAAGGGCGGGGCCCGGTACTCGTAGTCGTGAAGCGCGAGCGATGAGAGGGCCGGGTGGCGGAGCGGGTTCTCCTCGGCGAGCTCAACGAGCCGGCGCGTCTTACCCGGGACGTCGGCGGAGCTCACGAATCAAGCCACCTCCAGGACTGAAACCGCGGGACGGCCATCCGGTCGGGCCCGCGATACCCCGCTGTCGACGGGCCTGGATAGGCATCCATCGGCCGCGAACCCCGGGGGTCGTGCGGGCGTCGGTACACCTCCGGCGGGAAGCAGGTCATATCTCATCGTTACGGTACATCGAGTCGGTGTACGTCGACAGGAGCGACCAGGTGTCTCGGTCCAGGTCACCGTCCTCACCCTCCTGGATGAGCCGGGCGATCACCTCGCTGCGCGACCGGAGCCCGCGGGCCTCCCGGAGCTCATCGAGGGCCTGGATCACCGGCTGACCGAGAGAGAACCAGACCGTGTACGGGGGAGCCCCGCGGTGCAGCTGTACGTGACACTCCTGGCAAAGCGGGACGAGGTTGTCCCGCCGGGAGTGAGCGTGATCGCCGTCCATATGGTGAACCTTCACCTCCTCACCTGACCCGCAGTGGAGGCATCGCTCACCGAAGAGGCGGATGGCCTTGCTGCGGTAGTCGTCTCCTGCCATACCTGATTGGTCAGTTGTCGTTGCTGACAATCTCTTGTAAGGGTGGCAGGTCTTTCCCTTTTTCTGTCAGCCGGGTGTGCAGCACCTCGATCACCTGGTCGTCCCAGTACCTCACCTCCTGATCGCCGTCGACGTCCGCGGTGAGGGAGTCGCCGGTGTCCGGGTCGAAGAACCAGGTCACTCCGAGCGGCGTGACCTTGGCGAGCAGGGTGTTGTCGCAGATAACGAAGCCGGCCCCCGCCTCGAGGAGCAGCCCGAGGGACTCGATCTCCCTGACGTCGTCGTCGCCGTTGAGGATGAACATCCAGTTCCGGTCGCCGGCGTCGAAGTGATCGTACCACAACCGGTCCAGCTCGTGAAGCGGCTCATCGTGAGCCGCGGGCAGCTCGCAGGTGAAGCCGTAGGCGACGGGGACGTCACCGAGGGCCTCGAGTATCTGGTCACCTTCTCGCTTCTTCCGTTGGGCTTCGTGTTTATCCATCTCTTAGAACACCTCCAGGAGCAGGACGGCCGCCCCGCTCCCGATGGTCAGCAGTAGCAGAATCTGGAGCGCGGTGATCGCGTCCAGGTCAGTCGTCGGCATCGGTCACCTCGTCGTCCTCGTAGGCGTACCCCGTGACCTCGCTCGGCCGGGCCGCCTTGTCGTCCACGTACCCGTCGGAGCCGCCCTTCTCACACCGGATGCCGTGGTAGGGAACGCCCCACTCGGTGAGGCGGGCCGCGATCACGTTGGCCTGCGACCAGGGCCGGGCGGTCCAGACCACGACGTGAGCCCCCGAGTAGTACTGCTCCTTCACCCACTCAACGAGCTCCTCGCGGGGCTGCTCAACATCGCCGGCCCAGTACTTCGCCTCGCCCTTCGTGAGCGTCCCGTCGAAGTCGACCGCGACGAGGTCGCCGGGCCCGAACTCCCGGCGGGCGTTCTCCGGCGTCGACGGCCAGGGCTCTTCGGGAGCTCCCTCATCCATCGTCCTCACCCCCTGACGTGAGCCGGGCTCCGCACTCCGGGCAGGTCGCCGGCGTCACCTTCCGGTCGGACTGTACCAGGGCGTGACCGCAGGCGTACTCGATGGTCCGCGGCCGGCCGGCCATCTCGGCCTGACCCTCGAGGTGGTCGATCACCTGCTCATCGTACATCGTCAGCTGCGGCTTCACCTCGGCGTCGACCTCTCGGGTCTCGTAGCTCACCCCGTCGTCCCCGTCACTCATCGTCCTCACCTGTTGGTAGGGATGAGTTTTCTGGTGGACTCACGATGCCCTTCCCGAGCTTGCCGGCGAGGCCGTGGGTGAGGTGGAAGCTCGAGAGGTCGGCCGGGTAGATACCGTCGGCGGTCCCGTCGGGTTCGGCGATCTTCGCTGCCCACTTTCCGTCGGTCGGCGAGCCCCGGTAGGTCCCGGCGTCAGTCCTCTCCATATCGTTCGGGTTCCACAGGTAGAAGGCGCGAGAGGAGGCCCCGGTCGGGAGCCCGTCACTCCCCCGCTTGAACCGGCCGATGGCCACCGCCCGCATCCCGTAGGCCGCGGCGTAGGCCTGGAGATGCTTCACCTCGTCAGGCTCGAGGTAGATGTACGGCTCCGAGGTGGTTTTCTCCTCACCCGCGAAGCCGACCCCGTCGTGCGCGAAGGTGACGTCCGGGAGGTCGGCGTCAGTCGCGGCCCCGGAGGCCGCGGCTCGTTGAGCCCACCAGTGCTCGGTGTCCCCGAACATCCGGACGAAGGTCCGCTCGCTGCGGTCACCCATCGTCCTCACCTCGCGGGAGGATGAGCGGGGCCTGGCGTCGAAGCGTCTCCCTGACCAGCCGGCCGTAGTACTCGTTCGTCGGGTGAGCCGGCCGGGCGGTCCAGCCCGGGCCGTGCTCCTCGAGCGGATCACTCATCGAGGAACACCTCACCACACCAGGTACACCGGGCGTTCCCGCGGATGGACCTGACCCGGAAGTCGCCGGGGACGTGATCGCGGCCGACCTCTTAACACCGGCCGGCCTCGTCGGCGGCCCGCTTCCGCAGCTCGGCGTCACCCATCGTCCTCACCCGTGGTCCCGAGCCACTGCCGGGCCTTCTGGATGTAGGCGTGGTGGTTCTCTCGGTACTCGAGGGCCTTCCGGGCGAGCCGGGGCCACTCCTCTTTCGGCTGATCGGGATGGCCCAGGTACGGTATCCGGGCCTCATCGATCAGGGCCGGGGGCTGCCGGGCGATGGCGTACAGGGAGCAGAACTCCTCACTCGAGGTCGGGACGTCCTGCCCGCGTTCGCCCTCGATCTCGATGGCCAGGTGAGCGAGCTCGTGAAAGAGGGTCACGTTCGTCGTCCGCTCGTGAGTCGGGACCCGGATCAGCCGGTTGACGGGGTCGGCCGAGGCGTACGGGTTCCACCGGGAGTGCTTCTCCCGGTCCGGGTTGTGACGGCAGGCGACGGTCACGGTCTGACCCGCGAGGGCCGGGAAGTGATCGAGGGCCGCTGCGAGCCGGCTCTTGAGGTCGGTCACCTCCTCGTCGGTGAGGCGCTTCTCCACCGACCGGAGCACCCGGTAGGATGCCGGCGGGAGCGCGGCCGGGTCGAACACCTCGGGGTCGGTCTCACTCATCGTCGGACCTCCGCTCCTGGATGAGCCGGCACTTCCCACACGGGTAGCAGCCGGAGTTGATCGCGTCCTCCCGCGGGCCGGTCTCCGCCCCGGCCTGATGGTTGAGCTCGTGAAGGGGCTCCCCGTCCTCACCGAGCTCGTGGTAGGCCCAGGCGTTGTGCTGACTGCGGCCCTCGGGGATCAGGACGTCCTCCTCGAGCGGGCGTTGGTCGGCGGCCGCGAGCTCCGCCCGCTTCGCTGCGGACGGCCGGCCCCCGCCCCGCCCGTCGGGTGAGCAGGTGTGCTGATCGACGCTCACCACCAGCGAGTCGCAGTCGTGGCAGTACTCGAACGCTTCCCTGACGTCCGCCGGGTACGTCTCCGGGGGGTCGCTCATCTCGGGGTCACCTTCACCCGCCCCTCGGTCGGCGGGTACACCTCTACCTCCAGGAGCATCTGCTTGAGCGTCTCCCGGGCGTCGGCCTCGGTGTACTCGGTCGCCCCGACGGCGTCCGCGACCACCTGATCGACGTCGGCCCCCTTCCGGGTCTCCTCTTTGTTGAGGGCCCGGATGCTCTTCTTGAGCTGCCCCCGGAGGGTCGGCCCCCGGTCAGCCTCGAAGGGGTCGTGCTCGCTCATCTCATCTCCTCCAGGTCCTGGACGGCCGCGTCGTCAGCCTCGAGGCCACACCACTCGTCCAGGAGCTCTTCGTCCTCGGGGTCGAGACCGCTGACCTCCACCTGCGTCGGCGTCTCGTTGGTGAGGCCGAGCTTCTGACTGATCCGGAGGTCGGCCTTCAGGTTCTTGGCGATCTTGTCGTTGATCCGTGAGGCGAGGTCCGGGTCCTCATCCTGTTGGGCCTGCATCTCGTACTGACGGAGACGCTGGCGGGCCTGCCGCAGCTCCCGGAGACGGCTCACCCCGGAGTAGTAGCTGACGTCCAGGTCCCCGACCCAACTCTCCATCCTGGAGATGTCGGTCTTTACCGTCGACTCCGCGCAGTCGAACTGCTCGGCGATACGGGTGACCGTGTTACTGTACGACACTCCCATAACGACCAGGAGCTCCCAGGTCCGCTCCCGGCGCTCGCGTAGTTCTTCCCTCATCGTATCAGCTCCATATCCGTGTACGCTCGGAACCACTCGGCGCTGCACCCGGTCGTGCAGAACACCTGATCGGTCGGGGCCTCGCAGTTGAGGCAGCCCTCCCGGCCCTCCCGCAGCTCCTCGAGGAGGTCCTGGCTCACCTTATCGATGAGGTAGCGGTCGTCGCCGATGGGGGCCCCGCAGTCAGGGCAGCCCGAGGCGATCACCAGCTCATCGATGGCGGCCTTGCACTCGATACACCGGAACACCCGGGGCCGGCGTTCATCGCTGACGTCGACGTCCGCGGGCTCGGAGCTCACGGGTCAGCCCCCTCGGTCTCGAGCGTGGCGTTCACCCACCCCATCGGGCGGTCGTCGGTCTCCTCGGTGTGAGGGTCGTACCCCCCGCTGGTGTTGATCCCGGCGTGGACCTCGGTGGTCTCCTCCAGCTCGTTGAGCTCCCGGGCCACCTCATCGACTCGGGTGAGCGCGTCGTCCAGGTCGGTGAAGCCCCGGAACTGGAGCCGGGCGGTCACCCCGTCGGCGTCAGTATCGACGTCGACGCTGGTAGCCTTGAAGCGGTCTCGGATTCGGTCCTCCGCTGCGCGTACGTTCCCGGCGAGGCCGGGGATGGTGTCAGTATCGGGCATATGTCGGTCGGCTTGCGTGCGCGTACGCCCGTGAAGTCCCACCCACCCCGACGCCGTCGTGTGGTTTGGGTGAGACCTCCCGCCGAGCGTAAGTTGTTCTCCCTGACGGGTTAGGACGCACACCTTACAGGTCTGTGTCCTCACACTAAGAAGGTTGCCCCTGTCCGGACAGTCACTGGTGAGAGAATGAGGAGTGGGCCGAGCCGGATTCGAACCGGCGTTCCCGCGGTAGTGCTTGCGATACCGCGAGCGGGATACCCCGACTGTCCTGTCGGCTCAACACCCGCCGTCGGCTTCACCACTAAGCTATCGGCCCGAAAGGGGGGAGCGTGTGGGGAGGGCCGTCCCGGAGTTGAACCGGTGTCCGGCCCGCGGTGTTGCGGCTCCCCGAGAGAGGATCAGTCGGCGTCGACGGTCTGCTTGGTGAGACCGCTGACGACTGACCCGGCGTCGACGTAGGGGTTCGCCCCGTCCTTTCCCTGCGCGACGTGGATGAGGCCGGCGAGGTCGCTGATCGCGGAGGCCCCCTGCTCGGTGAGGCTGTACTCGTTCGTTCGCTTGTCCCGCTCGCTCTTGTTGAGGAGCCCGGCGTCGACCAGGTCGTCCAGGTTCGGGTACAGCCGACCGTGGTTCACCTCTTCGCCGTACATCTCCTCGAGGTCGCTCTTGATCGCCAGGCCGTGAGGCGACTCGCCGTTCTGTCGCTCGCGGATGCTGACGTCCAGGAGGATGAGCTGCTGGAACGCGGTTAGGTCAATCATCATACCCGTCAGGGGATTGTCTGACAGTCACTAAAAAGGTTCCGGGTGTGCGTCAGGCCTTCGTTCGGTGGTCCTCGAACGCCCGGGGAGCTCGGGGCTCAACGACGTCCGGGTCGGCGTGAGCCTTGTACGTGTACACGGTCTGCCTCGAGGTCCCGTAGGCGTCGGCGATCAGCTGCGCGTCGACGTCCCACCCGCGGAGGATGGTCATCGTGTTAGCAGCGAGGTCCTTCCCCCGGCCGTACCAGTCGTGGTATCCCTCACCGAGAGGTTTCACGAGCCGCGTTGCGGAGTGGTCGGCGGTGAAGCCGAGACGCTTGCGGGCCACCGGCTGCCTGATCCAGAACATCGCGGCCCGCTTGAGCCAGCTGACCCGGGCGAAGTACAGCTGGAGCTTCGCTCGCTTCTGACTGACCTCCGAGCAGTCCTCATCGTGAGCCTTGATCGCCCCGGTCTCCATCTGCGACCCGGTCCCGTACCCGTAGGTCACCTCCCCGCAGCCACACGGAAAGCCCAGGTCGGAGTACTCCTTTGCGTGAATATACCCCGGGTTCACGTACCGGGAACCGGTCTGCGACCCGCCGGAGTGCTCATCGGGGACGGGCCAGGCCCCGAGCATCTCGAGCATCTCGTCAGTCACCCGGTGGGGCCAGGCGTCAGTCGCGTCGGCCGGTGACCAGAAGGCCGCGGTCTCGGGCATCCCGTCGACGTACTCCCGGATCTCGGCCATCGCGGTGAGCGGCCGTTCCGGGTCGCTCTTGTTGAGCAGGAAGTCGTGAACGTTCACGTCGTGGGGGACGAGCGTCAGGTAAAAATAGGAACCGGTCAGGGCGTCGTCAGACCAGACGCTCCACCGTGGAGTCGACGGCCGCTGCGGATAGGGCGTCGACGTCCCCGCCGATCTCCCTCACCATCCTCTCGTACGGGATCACCGCGAGCCCCTCGAAGTCGATCTCCACCAGGTGGTCACGGGTGAACTGCCGGGGGCCGTCCTTCCGGTTCTGGTTCTTCGGGTCCACCGCGATCACCCGGTCGCCGTCCTGGTAGGCCCGCTCGAACATCAGGACCTCCTCGTAGGGCTCATCGTTCACTCGGTCGCTCGGGCGGGGCCGGGCGAGCCTCACGATACGGACGACCATCAGCCGAGCACCTCTTCGAAGGCGTCAGCCATCGCGTCGACGTACGCCTCTCGGTTCGGCGTCTCCTCGGCGATGAAGTTCTCGGCCGCGTCCCGGATGGCCTCTCTCCCGTCGCGGTCGAACCGCCGGCGGATGTCCTGGAGCTCACCCGGGAAGAACTCACACCGGATGGCGAGCTCGATGTCCTCCTGGAACTCGTCGGGTGAGCCGGCCGGGACCCTGACGTCGACGGCGTCGGCGTTGGAGCTCATCGGTCCCTCCGGAAGCGCGGGTCAGTCCAGCCGCCCGAGTCCCACCGGTGCATCTCGCAGGTGGAGCACCTCCGCTCGCCGTAGATGTACAGGGCCTCCTCGCGGCAGACCGCGTAGTGGGTCCGGCCCCTGACGTGCGGGCAAAGCGGGGTCTCGTGTTTCACCTCACCGTGCTCGGTGACGTACACCGCGGGATGCCGGAAGTGCTCGAGGCCCGGCGCGATCAGGCCGGCGGTCCCGACCCGGTCGTTCTGCGGGTGAAGCCTGACGCTCATCGGTCGGGCTCCTCGAGCGGGACGACCTCGTACTTCTCGCCGTGATCCCACTGGCCCGTGACCAGGGCCCGGGCGTGCGTGGTACAGACCACGGTCCCCTCGTTGTCTCCGCCGGGCCCGTAGGTCGGGCAGCGGAAGGAGGCGGTCTGCGCGTAGGTACACAACTCGCAGAAGCGGTCGGTCGGGCTTGCGGTCCCGGAGAAGGTGACGGGCTTCTCGAGCCCGGTCCGGTCGGCGACCAGACCCTGGACGGTGTCGTCCTGGTCAGCTATACGTTGCGCGTCGTTTCGGTATGGTTTCTCGCTCATAGCCTGTTACCTCTCGGTACAGGTGCAACCAGAACGCCGGGGGTCTTAACCGTTGTCGTACGTGTACAACCGCCCGAACGAGAAAAAGAGCCGGCCTGCGTCAGTCGGTGAGCTCGATGGTCAGTACCTCACCGCTGGCCTTCCCGGGCTCGTACATCGCCCGGCCCGCCTCGGGGAGCTCCTCATCGGTCGGGAGCTCGCCGGCGTCGACGGCGTCGTTGACGTGCTCCTGGATTTCGGCCAGGGTCCCGACCGGGATGTCTGACCGCTCCTGGTTCATCACCGCGAACACGTCGTACTCGGACTCGGGGCCGTCCGGGTACACCCCGAAGGTGAGCTCGCGTCCCGTCACCTCACCCATCCCCGCGGTGAACCGCTGCTCCCCGTCGTTCACAAGTAGGAGGCGGTCGACCGCAGTCACGGTCTCGAGCGTCACTTCCCGCTCCTCTCCGTCGACGGTGACGATCAGCCGCTCGCCCTCGGAGTAGCTCATAGGTCGACCTCCCCGAAGGCGCGGCCGTGCTCTTCGGCGAAGTGGTGAGCGTGCTCCTCGAGCACTATCTCGTCCATCAGGGAGTCGGCGTCCAGGGTCTCACACTCGGCCTCGGCCGTCCCGTCCTCGTTGAGCTTCGCGGTCACCCGGGCCTCCTCTCGGCCCTGGATGTACGTCAGCTGGAAGCGGTGCGTTCCGTCGTAGTCGACCTCGTGTCGAACGTTGTTGAGTCGTAGCGTCATAGCCTGTTACCTCTTACAACTACTGCTTGGACAGCCGTGACTATAAGGGTTGTCCTTCGTGTTTAACCGCGAAAGAAGGGAGGTCGCGTCCGGTCAGGCCGTGACCGTCAGCCCGTCGAAGCTGCCGTCCTCGGTGACCGTGACCGTCCCGAGCTCGAGCCGGCTGGTCCCGTCACCCTGATCCTCGGCCGCCTCGATGAGCTCGTCCAGGTCCTCCCGGCCGTACAGCTTCGTTTCGGCCGAGTCCAGGACGCCGTACGGGAGGGCGTCGTCCTCGAGGGAGATGAACACCCAGTCGGTGTCGTGCTCGTGGAACATCTCCGCGGTGACCTCGCGGCTCATACCTCCACCTTCTGACGGGCCTGCTTCCAGTAGTCCTCGCTGGTCTCGCTCACGTAGAAGTCCTCGCCCCGCCGGTAGCTGCAGACCCGGCAGCCGCAGTCGGCCGGGTGACGGACGTCCCAGTCCAGCTCGGTCTGCGGCATCGCCCGGATGGTTGCGTCGATGAGTTCCTCCACCGTCGGCCGGTGGTACTCTTCCGGGTCGCTCGAGCCGCCCTCGTAGCAGTCGGCCTCACCGAGCAGCTGGTGGATCACCGCGAAGTTGCGGGCGTCGGTTCCCTGCTGACGGCAGGCCATCCGGGTGAACGGGCGATCTCCCCTCATCGTCAGGCCGCCCCCGTGAACGTGTATCCGTGGTCGGTCAGGAAGCTCGCGAGCTCCGCGGGCTCCATCATAAAGAGGAAGCCCTCGTTGACGTCGACGCAGCTGACCTTGTCGTCGCCTTCTTCGATGCCGTACACTTCGATGGTGTCGTGACCGCTTTCAAACTTGTTTGCTGTCATAGCCTGTTACCTCTTACAACTGCTTCTTGTACGGGGGAGACCTTAACCGTTGTCCTTCGTGGTTAACCGAGGGTCAGGGCCAGCGCGATGTTGAGGATGTTCCAGGTGACGATGAGGACGCCGGCGACCGCGGCGTACTTCGGGACCCAGGCGTCAGCCCGCCCGGGCTCGCTGTACTTCCAGACCCCGTACACCGTGAGCATAACCAGGAGCTTGAGCACCGCGAGCTCGAGGTATCCGCCCCCCATTACCAGGCCGGCGATGAGCGGGTTCCCCTCAACACCGAGGCCGGCGTCGACGGCAGCCGCGGTCAGGACGGTGTCGGCGATCACGATCAGGCCGAAGCCGAGCCCCCACTCGCTGCGGTAGGACTGACTGACGGTGCTCATACGAGACCCACCATCCCGACCGCGGTGAGGGCCAGCCCCAGGAACGTGAAGGTCCCCATAAGGAACCGGGCCTGGAGGAAGTCTCTCGGCGTTGCGATCAGGCCGACCAGCATAACCAGGGTCCACGCCCCGCCGGTCAGGGCGAAGGCGAGACCCCAGGCCTCAACGGGTGAGCTCATACTTCAACCACTCGCGTACGAGCCTGTAAAGACTGGTCTCCGTCAGGACTGATTGCGATGGTATCCGTCGGACGACTGACCGGGATCACCTGACGGCTGTACACGAAGGACAACCCTTAAGCCCCATCCGGTCGTGGTTCCACGGTCCTGGCGACTTGCCACCACTCCACGCTTCCGGTGAAATGAACCCCCGAAAAGTGCGAGTCGGCCGAATTCGTAAGGGACAGACCCGGACGAGTCCATTTCCCGAGAAAACTTCTCCAGGGGGTAGGCTACGGAGTGGTCCTCCTCGGCCACACGAGCCAACGTCGGCCGACTGTGGCCCGGCTGTCGTTCGGCAGAATTCGTGAGGGACAGGCCGCGAGAAGGGCGTCGACGGTGCTATTCGGGCCGTTCCCGGCCGATGTACTCGAACTCCACGACCCACACGACCTTCTCGGGGTCCCAGGAGCCCTCACCGTACACCTTCTCGTACCCGGCCCGGAAGTCCTCGAGGTCCTCATACTCGCCCTCGGCCCGGGCGTCGGCGTCACTCATCTCCCCGAGCGGCTGCTCGTACACGTCGGTCGCCCGGATGTAACAGTCGGCCTCCTCGTGGGAGGTGAACATCTCCGTCGAGGCGATGTACACGTTCCCGGGGACGGCCTGCCGGCGCTCCCACTCCCGCCGGGTCACGGTCTTACTCCCGCTGCGAATCTGCGGGATGTGGTACGATTTAAACAGAATCACAAACCACCCCAGTTGTTGCCGAGCGCGATATGACTGATCGCCGACCGGGAAACTTCGAACTCTTCGGCGAGCTCCTCTTGCGTATCCTCTCCGAGACGGCTCTTTATCTCCTGGACGTCCTCCTCGGTGAGCTTCGACCGCCCGGCGTTCTCTCCACTTCTGTCTCTCGGGTTTCGCTCCTCCCGGTCTCGGGCGTTGTCCTGGTGGTCGCCGGTGAGGAGGTGTCGGGGGTTCACGCAGGAAGGGTTGTCGCAGGTGTGTCTCACGACTTCCCCATCAGGGTCACCGTGCTCGAGTTTGAAGGAGACTCGGTGAGCCCCGACGTGGGACTCTCCGTCCCAGAAGTTGCCGTACCCCTCCGGTTGGCTCGCTGCCGTCCAGGGCCAGCACTCTTCGGGACCTCGTTTGTCGACCTTCTCCCAGAAGCGCTCTTCCATCGTTTTGCTCATCGAACCACCAGGTAAACCGAGGCGGTGAGATACCACACGATGTACAGGGCGAAGGCGGCCTTCCAGATTGTCCACACCCACTCATCGTGAGGGCGGGGTTCCAAGAGGTTCATCGTCAGGGCTCCCCCTCGGTGTCGGTGAGGCTGGCTCCGCAGCTCGGGCAGGGCCCGGGCTCATCCTGTACGGCCTGGTCGATCAGCTGATCGGCCCCGCCGGTCTCGTGGTGAGCGGTCACCTCGAGCTCGAAGCAGCCGTTCGGGCAGGAGAGGTCCTCCCGGGCCCGGCGGTCGCCGTCGTAGATGGTCGCCTCGCCGGGCGGGGTTCCCTCACCCTTCGGGACGCCGTAGTCCTCCTCGAAGGCGTACCCCGTGTCCTCGTCAGTCACGTCGGCCACCCCGATCACCGCGGTGGTCAGCCTCGAGGATGTTCCCGAGGCGCTCGTACAGGGACTCGGCCCCGGCCCGGGTGAGCGAGAGGTGCTGACTGCAGTCCCGCCCGGCGTACGTGTACTTCGCGGTGAGCTCCACGCAGAAGGTCCCGCCCGGGACCAGCTGGCTCTTGAAGGTGACGTCGTCGTGATCGTGGACGTCCATCTCCACCTCGGCCGGCTCGATCTGCATTAAGAACCGGTCGGGGGCCGGGTGCTCAACGAACCGCTCGGGCTCGTCACTCATCGGCGGCCTCCTCTTTGAGCGCGTCGACCAGGGCGGTGAGCTCGTCCTTGGTGAACGGCCCGCCGGCGTCGAACGGGTCACGCAGCTCGAAGTCGGTGTCGTACGTGTCGGCCAGGAGCTCGAGGAGCTCGTAGCTGACCTTCCCGTTCGAGGCGTCCCCGAGCTTGATCCCGGTCAGGGCGTAGTACGCTCGATGCTTCTCGTACTTCCGGAGCGGGTGGTAGCCTCCGCTGACGTCGGACTCGATCAGCCGGCGGGTCTCCGCCCGGAGGTCGCTGACCGTCGACGGCTCGAGGTCGGCGTCACTCATCGACGCCCTCCCCGAAGGTCAGCTCGGTGAAGCTCCCGTTCCGGTCCCTAACCGTAAGGGCGGTCGGGTGGTCCTGACTCTCCACCGTGATCGTCGGCTCGTTGTTGAGCTCGCCGTCGACGGTGATCGTCAGGTGGTCCGGGATGGTGACGAGGAAGTTCCCGTCCTCATCGCGGGCGTGAACGAAGGCCGCGGCCCGGCGGTCGACTCGGGAGGCCCGCAGGTAGTCGCCGAACTGACTGTCCTGGTGGTGAGCCGTCTCGAGGGCCCCGACCGGCTCGGCGTCCTCATCCTCACGGACCCACTTGTGACCGGCCGGGCACTCGAATATGTACCCGGTCTCGGTGAAGTTCCGAATCTTGTGGGTCTGACCGCAGTCGCGGTGAGGGCAGTCAGCCATCGATCTCCACCTCGGTCCATTCGTCCCCGTCGGTCTTTTCGTACAGGGTCCCGTCCCGCTCCTCGAGGTCCAGGTGCTCGAGCATCTCGTCGGGCATCGCAGCGATGTGGAAGGCCTCCCGGTTCTGGAGGAACGCCTCACGGACCAGGTCGGGGTTCTCTTCGGCGAGCTTCCCCATCGCGTTCCCGGCCGCGGCCACCTTCTCGATGTCACCCGCGGGTAGGGCCTGCATCTGTACCGAGGCGAGCCCCGCCAGGACGACCGTCACCTCCACCTCGTGAGGGTCAGGGAGGACCAGGTCGGTGTCCTCACTCATCGGTCTGACCCCCGTCGGTCGCGTGGTCGATGGTCTCGGCCTCTTTCACCGCGGGGCCCTCATCGCCGAACGTCCAGTCCTCGAACTCGGGCTCGGCGATACGGTTCCCGGCCGCCTTGTTGAGGACGGCCTGCAGGTCGCCGTGAAGTGAGAGGAGCTGCTGCTTGACGTCCTCGCGGTTCTCTTCGGTGAGCTCCTCCTTCGGTATCTCACCCTCGAGGGTCAGGTGCGGGTTATAATTCTCGTACTCGCCGGTGCTCACCTTCTCCGAAGCGGAGACCGTGAAGCTGGTCCCCCGGAGCGTGATCCCGTCGTCGTCACTCATCGTCGGCCTCCCCGGTCTCCCGGTCCTCGAGCGCGAGCCACACCTGGCTGGCAGTCATAGCTGACGACCGGGCCTCATCCAGCCGGCCCTTGTAGTAGTCAGCCTCCGGCCCGGTAGGAAAGTCCGGCCCGTCGACGGCCAGGGAGTTCCCTTCCAGGAGGGAGAGGTAGCGTTTGGCCATCCGCTCGTGCTCCTTGGCGATCTGCTCCACCGCCTCGGTGACCTTGCCCTCGTGAGCCAGGACCACCGCTTTCAGAAGCGGGCCCTCACTCATCTTCCTCACCTTCCCCGGGCTGCAGGGCCCGGAGCCGGTCAGCCCACTCGGCCTCTTCGGCGTGCCGGAGGGCCGCCTCGAAGTCGACGGCCGCCTCTTCGGCGTTCTCACCGCGGCCCTCGATCAGGAGCTCATCCTGGTCGCGGGTCCCGGTCCCTCTCTTGACCTTCCCGCGAATCTTCACCCCGTGATCGAGCGGCCGCTTCTGTCCGGCGTCGTACGGGGAGCCCCCGGCCTCGGGGTCGGCGTCTTTCGTGGTCTCTTCTTCTCCGTCGGTCAGCTGCTCTTGGTTGTCGTCAGTCATTTTTACAGGTCGTCGTCGGCTGATTCGGTGTGCGGGTACACGACGTCGCGTACGTACTCGAGGAACTGCTCGGTCGTGAAGTCGCTCGGGTTGTACACTTCGGCGTACCCCGAGGCGGCCAGGTAGGCCTTCACGATGTGGCCTTCCCAGGAGTGCTCGTACCGGAGCTCGTTGAGGTAGGAGTCGCCGTCCAGGTCACCCCCGAGCGCCTCGTCGCTGGTCACGTTGCTGCCGTGAACCGTCCCCTTCTCCGCGGAGTCCTGGCGGTGTTTGAAGCCGACGGAGCTCACGTTCTGAAAAGAGGTCGCCTCGTACAGCCCGTTCAACCAGATGTTCTGGTCGGTCGGTTCGTCCATCGGGAAGTTGAAGTACAGGTGGCGGCCGGCCCACTCTTCCCAGACGATCACGAATTCGCCCGGGACCACGGCCCAGGCCGAGTATGACTCAACGACCCGGTCCTCGTGGGTGAGGTCGATCTCCCCGTCAGGAGAGATGGTCGGGACCTGTACCCGGTCCTCCTCTCGCTTGGCGAGCTCGCCGGCGGCCCACCGCTCACCGGACCGGAGCGTTTCGCGGTCCCTCACGTTGAGGGCCCGGCTCGGCTCACCGTTGAGCGAATTCTGCCCGGCGATGTCGTCCAGGTCACCGACCCCGAACGTCTCGTTTATTCCCCAAATCTGTCCTCGCTTGATGGATTTCATAGCCTGTCCTCCATACACGTCAAACGAGCGACTTACAGCCCTAAAAAGTTTCCTGACGGGAGTAGCGCAGCTATCCGGCGTTGTCCTCACTAAAAACGGGCCGCGGCGTTATCGGTTCTCGGTCGCGTCGGCGATCAGGTCCTTGGCCTCTTCGATGAGCTCATCGACCTCGTCGTGACGCTCCGGCGGGAGGTTCCATTTGAGCCGGGTCAGGTCCTCGGCGTGTTCGTTCCAGCTGTCCTGATAGTGCTCGTCCAGGGTCTCACCGTCGGTGGCCCCGCTCATCTTACTGACCCTCGTCCAGGTAGTACTCCGCGAAGTCCCGGGCGTCCTCTTCGCCGTCCTCGCGGGCGATGAAGCTGATCCAGCTGGCGCGTTCGCTGACCAGGTAGGCCGCGACCGCGGTGAGGTTGTCTGCGGTCAGGTCCTCGTCGGCGTGGGCCAGGACGCCCTTCCAGTCCATCAGGTCGCGTCCGTCAGCCCGCTCCTCGAGCCGGCGGAAGCGCGGGCCGGCGAGGTTCTCGATTTCGGTCAGGAGCTCTTCTTCTTCGATGGCGTCGTAGTTGGTTGCGTTCATAGTAGCCTGCTACCTCTTACAACTACCACTTGGACGGCCCCTACCTTAACCGTTGTCCTTCGTGTTTAACCCTCACTCCCGAACGAGAAAAAGAGCCGGCCGGGGTGGTCAGAAGCCGGTCAGGTCGTGTCGGTTCACGGTGACCCGGTCGTCGGTGTACTCGGCGTCGACGCCGAAGCGGGCCTCGAACACCTCGGCGAGCAGCCGGGTGAGGTTCGGGTGCTCCGGGTCGCGTACGTGTACGAGCATCTCCCCGGGCCCGTTCTCCTCGAGGTGGTAGCTGACCGTCCAGCTCGTGAAGTTCTCTTCGGTCGCCCGGATGAGCATCCTGACGAGGTCCTGGTCGTCCTGCTCCCGCCGGTCGGCGAGCAGGCCGTCGGTGTGGGTGAGGAAGCGTCGGCCCTTCATCTTAGGCCTCCCCGTTCGGCAGCTGCTCTTCGAGCTCGCTGACGTACTTCTTGGCGCTCACGTAGTTGATGGTATCGCCCTGGGCCTCGGCCTCTTCCATCCGCTCCTTCGCGGCCTCGAGCTCCAGCTCGATGTACGGTTCGATGGTGCGGTTGTACACCTGGGTCGGGCGGAGCCCCTGACCCTCGTACAGGACCGTGACCGTCGCGTCGTCGCTCTTCGCCCGGCCGTTGCTGGTCATAATCGTCGCCTTGACGATCTCCACCTTCTCGGTCCAGCCGGCCTCGGTCTCCTCACCGCGGAGGCGGATCACCGCCCCCTCGGGGGTCGGGAAGTGCGCGTCGATCTGGTCGTCAGGTTCGTCGGTGTTGTGTTCTGCTTCGCTCATAGCCTGTTACCTCGTGCAACTAATCGATGGACAGCCGACAGTATAAGGGTTGTCCTTCGTGTTTAACCGGGGCAGGAAGGTGTGAAAGGTGGGTGGTGGGCCGCGGTGAGCGGTCACCTGATCCCGGAGATGCTCGGCGGGACGCCGAAGGGTGCTCCGGCGACTCAACCGAGGGACCGGGCTCATATGAACTTCACCCTGACCGGGAGACGCTACCACGATCACGAGAGACCAGACCACCTCACGAGCCGTGGGGTCTTACACGAGCGTCAGACCCCCACCAACTCTTACACCGTCGTAAGAGGGTGACGGGCCCGTACCGTACTTACGTACGGCACTTATGGCCAAAAGGCCGGGCCGGGCCCGTCACTAACTGTAAGAGTTAGTATCAGTCGCGGTTATATGCAACCGGGACCTCATTACCGGGCGTGATATGGTCGGCTTGGCTTATTCTTGCGTGTTGTGGGGTTTCGTGGGGTTTCGTCGTGTTCTCTTACGGGCCGGGCGGGGGGAGCTCTTACGACGGTGTAAGAGTTGCTGCCCTCCCTACGGCAGGGTGATCGCGTCGGGGTCGACCAGCTTCAGTACCTTGAACTTCCGCTTCTGACCGTTCGCGTCCGGGTTCACCATCTCGTGGTACTCGAACGCTCCGCCGGAGATGTGCTCACGGCCGTACTGATCCGTGACCGCTTCGACCTCATCCTTCTCCTGGACGCTCAACTTGGCGACGGCCTTCATCGCCCGGTACACCTCGTTGGCCTGCAGGTCCTCATCGGTCGCGGTCTGCAGGTCCACGCTGATCGCAGTCTTTCCGTACTTCCCGCGGGTGTGATTCGTTGAGATAATCTCGCCGGCTTCGACGGTCCGTGACCAGTCGGCCCAGTTCTGAAAGATGAGCACCGCCCGGCGCTTGGACGGTGACCCGGAGAGGAGGTCCTGCCGTTCGCCCTCACTCATCCGGCTGTACTTCTCGAGGATGGTCAGGTTCTCGTAGTAGTTGTTCGAGCGCGGGTCAGTCGGGTCCTGCCCGTCGACCTTGTCCTGGAGCTCGTTGAGCTTCGAGAAGACTGTTTTCTTCGTCGCGGTGAGCTCATCCCGGAGGTCCTGTACCTCGGCCTCGAGCGCTTGGTTCTCTTTCCGGAGCGCCTCGATCTGCTCTTGCGCGGAGGGGGCCGTCCCCCCTTCGGTGTCCAGCTGATCGAGTACGTCCCGGTCTCTATCCGTCAGTCCGTCGGCTTTACCGGATTGGCTCATATGCCTGTTACCTCACTAACCCGCCGAGCGACGGGTCGTCCACCAACTTGGACGGGCCGGTATAAATAGCTAACTAACACGTCAAACGAATGCCTGACCGTGACGGACCTACGGCTGTTAGGAGGCTGACTTGTTTCACCTGACCGTTGAGGAGGGCTGCGCTACTCGTCAGGGAACTCGAGGAATAGGTCTGCGGTCGCCGGGTCGATGGTCAGCCGGACGGTTACGCCCTTCGCGGCCTCCACCGACTCGTACCCGAGGTCGTGCTCGAGCGCCTCGGGCGGGATGGTGATGAGCACCGTCCCGTGAGAACTCTCCCGAATCTTCCTCGAGCCGCGGGCCCGGGCTCCGCGGTCCATCCACCGGCGGGTGTCCGCGGTGATCGTGAGCTCGCGGTCCTCGATCACGCTAAAGATGTTCGCCGGATCACCGACGTCGAACGGAGTGTTCTCCAGGGTGTCCGGGGGGATGCTCACCGAGAGAGAATTCCCGGACTGGTACAGCTCCTTCTTAGCAAGTAGTACACGACTCATCGACTCGTCCCTGACGTGTTGGGTGGTTGTGCTCATCTCCGGGTACACCTTCCTGCACAGTATGTCAGTACGTGACCAGCTTAGTTATAAGCTCCGTAATGTCCGGTACGCATTCGTTTAGCGGTCCACTAATCCTTCACAAGTTTTCGCAACTGTCGGAACGGTCAGTATGGTGTGGTTACTCGTCAGGGATGTGTGGGACAAATGATTTAACATCCCGTTCACAACTGCTAATCGATGAGTGAGCAGGATAGTCTCCTCACGGAAGCGAAGAAGGCGGTGACCACCTGGGGAGGAACGGTTCGGCGGTCCTACGGTGACGACCACGGGAGCTTCGCGTTCCGGTTCACCTTCCGCGGGGAGACCTTCATCGCGGTCTCGAAAAAGTCGGCTCACAACGGGCTGGCCTCGTTCGAGCAGGGCATCGCCCGCCGGGCCGATCACCAGGGCGTCCTCCTCGTGGAGTTTTTCGGAGACAACCCCACCCTCGGGAACTCGTACGTGTTCCAGCCGGCCACCGTGATCGAGGACGGTGAGGTGAGCGTCGGGAACTCGAAGAAGGACGTCAAAACCGAGTGGTATCAGCTGCCCCTCGAGAAGGGCGTCCTCCTGGGTGACTTGGTGAGCGGCCGGGCGGAGCCCGCTGACCCCGAGCCCGAAGAAAAGAGCCGGCCGGTCGGGATCACCGATTACTGCTGACCGAGCTCACAACTCGAACACTGCAGCTGCGTCTCCACCGCCTCTCCTTCTCGGTACGTGATCGTCACCCGGACGTGGTCCTCACCGCAGCCCGGGCAGTACCGCGGGACCTCACCCGCGGGCCCGCTTCACCCACTCATCGATGTCGGGGTTCGGGGCCGAGTTTTTCGGGGCCAGCCAGTGGGCCTCATCGATCAGGAGGAGCGCGGGTGTCCGGTCACCGGAGCGGTACTTCTCGTGGGCCCGGTCGTTGAGGGCCCGGACGGCCTTCGCGGTCGCCAGGTGGACCCGGCTCTTTTCCTCCTCATAATCGGCGTACGTACTGACGTCGAGGAGGACCTTCATCCCGCGGTCGAGGACGAGCTCACCGATGAGGTCGAGACTCTCGAGCGGGACGGTCAGGTCGATGCCCTCCTCATCCCGCCCGCCGACCACCACGATGTTCTCATCCTCGGTCCGGACCGGCGTGATCGCCCCGAGGCGCTCAACAACGAGCGTCGGGATGTTCACGTCAGCCAGGTCCTCGAGGATCACCCGGAGGGTGTTACTCTTCCCGACCCCGGAGGTCCCCTCAACGGAGAGGCGGAAGTCCGTCCCCGCCGTCGGGTCGAAGGTCAGGTCCCCGAGCTGCACTTCGGCGCTCATGGCTCCCTCCTCATCGAGATACCGTGAGCCGAGTACTGATAGTCGGCCATCTGGTCCTCCATCCGGGCCTGGGCCTCCTCGGCCTCCCGGCGCTCCTCCTCGCTCATCCGTTCCCAGGTGTACTCGTGGTGGAACGCGAGCGGGTCGCCGGAGTGACCGCACTCCCCGCAGCTCGCCTGGTGGGATGGCGGGACCGGCTGTACGTTCCCTTCGGCCTGGGTCCGGGTGTTCCCCTCCTCGTTCCCGCACTCGGGGCAGCGGGCCTCATCCATCTCGGTCTCGACGTACTCGCCGTCGCGGTCAGTCCCCGGCATCGGCCTCACCCCGCAGCGCGTCCTCGAGGGCCCGGTTCACCTCACCCCACGGCTGCTCCAGGATGAAGTCGATCATATCGTCAGTCCCGGTCCGGGTCGGGTTGAAGTCGGGCTGGAACGAGGAGGCGACCGCGATGGTCAGCTGACGCTCGCCCTCGAGGTGCTCCCTGATCGTTGAGCCGTTCTCCTTGGGAGCCGGCTCGGTCATATCGACCCACCAGACCCGGGAGCGGGCCCCGGGCTGCTTGGTGTACACGATGCCGTCCTCTTCGAGCTCGTGGAGGCGGTTGTGAGCCGTGGCCTTCGCGCAGCCGACCCGGTCGGCGACCTCCTGATTGGTGAGAGGTTCCGGGTAGGCGTCGGCGAGGGCCCGGACGACGTCGTCGTCCTCGTACTTGTCCTCGAACTTGCCGCCCTTCCCGTGCTGTACTCCGCCTCGTACTTCTCCTTCTGTCATAGCTGTTACCTCGTCCGTTGTGTTACGTGTACAACCCTATAAAGGCTGGCCTTCGTGTTTAACCGTCAGTCCCGAACGAGAAAAAGAGCCGGCCGGCGTCAGGCTTCCAGGTCGTGCATCGGCGTCCGGCTTCTGACTATCATACTCCAGTCGGCCTCGGTCACGGCCTGACCGAGCTCATCCTCACTCGCGGGCTCGGGCTCACCCTCGTACCTCATCCGGTGGAGCTCACCGTCGACGGTCCCGAAGTACTCGAGCCGGCGGTCCTCTCCGCTGACCCTCACCACGCCGGCCGCCTCGATGAACACCAGGGCGTCGTCCAGGCTCATCTTAGGCCTCCGGTTCGAGCCGCCCGCCGACGGCGGTGGCCACTTCCTCGAAGCCGATGCCCCTGACGATGTGAGCCTGGTCGCCGATCACGATGAGGTCGCCCTTACACATCGAGCGCTCCTCGAGCTCATCGAGCTGCTCGTCGTACCCGGTCGGGTCACGGTTGAGGCGGTCCCACACCTCGCCGAGACTCTCAACGTCCTCGAGGGTCAGCACCGGGCGGTAGTGCTCGAGGTCGGCCGGGTCCTCCTCGCCGTCCTTAATGTCCTGCTTCGTCCAGTTGCGCTCTTCGCGGTCCTCGTCCCAGGTCAGGTAGTACACTTGTGCTTTCATAGGCCTGTTACCTACTTCAACCATATACGGCCGACCCCTTAACCGTTGTCCTTCGTGTTTAACCGCACCCCATCGCGTGCGCAGTCGTTTGTTGTTGTGGCCTCACCCGGACTTCTGACGGTTGTACACGAAGGACAACCTTTATGTTAGGGGCCGTCCAACACTTAGTTGTAAGAGGTAACAGGCTATGACCCGATACACCCACCCGCTCAACGCGGACGATCTGGACCAGGATGAGACCCACGAGATGAACGACGTCGACGTGACCGTGAACGTCAGCCCCGACGGGAAGCGCGTCCGGCTGACCGTGATCGACGCCGACGGAGAGGAGACCGCGTACAAGCTCGGCGGGGTCACCCTCAACGGAGCCCCCATCCGGACCGAGGAACCGCTCAACCTGTACGGCGTCGACGCCGTGATCGAATGGCAGGCCGGCGGCCTCGGCCTGTACCCCGGCGTGAACGTGAAGGTCACCCGCGACCTGGGAGGTGAGAACTGATGCTGACCCCGCAGCCCGCTCACGAGAAGCTTCGGTTTTGGGTCGCCCTCGCGGTGATCCTCACCGGGACCCTCGCCCCGTTCCTCGCCCTGCTCGGATAACGCCCTCTTTTTGCGGTTGTACACAAAACACAACGGTTAAGACCCCTCGTGCTGTACGTTGGCTTGTACCGCGAGGTAACAGGCTATGAGTACGCAAGCCAACACTAACCTGCCGACAGATGCACCGACGGACCGCCTCGAGCGGCTCCACGAACCACTCCCTGACGTCCCCGAATCCTGGGACCTGATCGACCGCGATGAGCTCACCTTCGGAGCCCGGGCCGGATGGGTTCACGAGGAGACCGGCCAGGTCGTCACCGTCCACTCGAACCGACGGCCGACGCAGATGCACACCCCGGAGACCTCGAAGGACGACACGGGTTTCAACGCCCGGGTCCAGCCCGACCTGACCGGGAAGGGCCGGCGCGACCTCTCACCCGAGCTCGGCTCAAAGGACGTCGCGTACGCTACGGCCATCCGGTTTATGTCGACGTACCCGGACGGTGACTTCGAGATTCCCGAGCCCGGCGTGTGGGAGTACGGGGAGCCCTGCGACTGGGAAGGTGAGGACGATGAGTGAGTCCGACTTCCCGACGCCCGACGGCCTCGAGGTCGCTGACGGGAACGGCCGACCGGGCGAGCCCCTGTACCCTGGTGAGAACACCATCGTGGACGGGGAGAACGAGCCCACCATCGAAGGAGAGGAGCTGCAGGTCTGGTTCGAAGCGTACGCTGACGGTCACGGCGTCGAGACGATCACCGGGAAGCTCCTGGTGATCCAGGCCGAGTACGCCGAGGACGAGGAGCCCGGTGACGTGTTCGCTATCCCGGCCCACCAGGACCCGACCGAGGCGTCCCGGGTGTACCGGCTCGCCGGCGACCTCTCAACGATCACCTCCGGCGTCGTGATCCCGCGACCGACGTACGACGCCGAGGCCGGGGAGCTCAACATCACCCGGCTCGTCCAACGCCGGGGGTCCCAGGAGAACAAGCTGCTCGAGGTCCGGAGCCTCGGGCGTCAGGAGTACTGGGGACTGGACCGCAACGGTGAGCTATGAGCCCCTCCGACCTGACCGACCGGCGAGCTGCCGGTCACCCGAACGGGTACTGTCAGAACTGCCCGCGGCCCGCGGCCTCGCTGCGAGCCGACTTCTGCTCACCCGGCTGCCGAAGTGAGGCGGCCGCCCGTGAGGCGCGGGCCGAGCAGCTCAAGCAGGAGGTCCGCGAAGTTGAGCGGGCCCGGGCCACCGTGATCCCGGACGAGGAGCTCGCCCGCCGGGAGCCGCCCCGGCCCGAGGAGGTCGATCAGCCGTGACCCCGACCCCGGACGAGCGTGAGGAGCTCGCTGCGTCCATCAGGGACGACCCGTTCCTCAAGCTGGACGACTTCACCCGCGACGTGTACAAAACGATGCTCGTGAGCGTGAGCTCGGAGACCGCGAAGTCCGGCCTGATCGCTCGGGCCCGGAAGGTCGGGTACGAGGTGAGCGACGGACCTGACGGTCACGGGCTCATCCTCGAGGCCCCCGAAGGGGCCTCGGAAAAGGTCTCGATGGGAGGTAACAGGTTAATATATCCACCATCGGACCGCAGTCGTACTTCGCCGGACGTACCTAAAAAGTCTGCGTCTCGTCAGGCAGACAACGACACGGGTGAGGGAACTGACGAGGAGTGGGACCCGCAGCCCGCCGAGCTCCGTGAGGGTGAGACCCCTGACGAGGACAGTCACGCAGCCCGGAACGCCGAGCAGCTCCGGATGGCTCGCGATGAGCTCGGGAAGGAGGGTGACGATGAAGTTTGAGCCCCGGTTCTGGAGCGACGTCGAGAAAGGTGACCCGGAGGAGTGCTGGCCCTGGACGGCCGGTTCGAACTCCGACGGATACGGGACGGTGAGCGTGAACGGTGAGGTCCGGATGGCCCACCGGGTGTCGTACACCCTCGAGCATTCCGCCCCCGGCGATCAGTGGGTGCTCCACACCTGCGACAACCCCACCTGCGTAAACCCAAACCACCTGTACCTCGGCTCCCCGTCAGACAACCTGCAGGATGCTTGGGACCGGGACCGAAGAGAGGCGGCCGGAGAGGCAAACCCCAACTCGAAGCTGACCGAGCTGGAGGCGCTCGAGATTCGCGGCCGGGCCGATGAGGAGAAACACGGGGACCTCGCCGAGGAATTCGGCGTCTCCATCTCAACGGTCCACCTGATCGCGTCAGGGAGGCGATGGAGCGATGAGTAAGACCACAACCCCCGGGGTCGAGGCGGTGAATCACCAGGAGCAGGCCTCCTATGTGGCGATATCGACGGCTCACGGTTCATCCCGGCGGCTCCATAAGGTGAACGGAGACCCCGACGCCGGCGATCTCGGGAACGGGGAGGAGTGTGAGGTGGCCTGCGGGACCTCGCTCACCTCCGAGGAGGCGACCTGGCAGGCCAAACCGGCCGCGGTGTACCCGCCCGGCTTCCACCCGGTCTGTACTGACCCCGACTGCTTCGGTGACGTCGACGGCCCGGATCAGTAGGAGAGGTCCAGGGCCTCAACAATCTCGTCCTGCGCGGTTTTGATGTACCGGGCGATTATGTGATCGTGGAAGTGCTCGGTGTCGAGCGGCTTCTCCGGGTAGTACTGCTCGGCGAGGCGCTCGCCGTGGCTGACCTTGATTTCCCTCATCGTCCGGCGCTGCAGGTTCCCGTTCATCTGCCGGGTCTGATACCACTGGATCACGTCGTCCTGGAACGGGACCAGGTCCGGCCGCATCTCCATATACTGCTTGAGGCCGATGCTCCGCTGATCGCACTTCTCGGCGAGGAACTGACTGGCGATCACCCACCACCAGCCGTCCTTCTTTGAGAGGTGAGCCTCGCCGAAGTCGACCAGGACCGAGGCGATCTCCCAGGCGTCCCGCCACTCCCGGTTGAGGGCATCCCGGAGCTCGGTGTGCTTGACCATCGGGTCCTCACCGCTGACGATCACGAAGTACGCCTCGGCGACCTCCTCGAGGCTGACCCCGCGGTCGCGGGCGGTGTCCTGGAGCTCATCGAGCTCGGCCGCGAAGAGGGCCTCGAACCGACGGAAGTTCTCGTTCTCTCCACCCTCCCCGGCGGTCGACCTCATAGCCAGGGCCATAACCCCACTCCGTAGGTCGCGGCCCCGGCCACCGCGAGGACCGTCAGGAAGTCCCAGGGCTCCCGGCGGATCACCCCGGCGGCCTTCGCGCTTCGGTTCGGGCACTTCTTCTTGAGGCTGACCCCGGCCCGGGCGAGGGCCTCCCCGATCTTCGGAACGTTCTTCGCCCGGAGGACGCCGGCGGCCGCGATCAGGGAGAGGCCGAAGTAAAAGACCAGCTCGTGGTGACCGAGAAGGGCCCCGAGACCGATGAGCCACCCCGGGACGATACCCAGGAGGGCCGAATGCCACTCGTCGTAGGTGAGGTTCCCGACCGGCCGCGGAAGGCTGACCAGGACGTCGTCTCCGTCGACGGGCATCGTCAGTCGTCCCCTCCGGCCCCGCCCCCGCGGAGGAAGTCGTCGCTGTCGTCTCGCGGGATCAGGGACTCGTCCAGCTGCTCTTCGATACGCTCGAGCGCGGCCCGGGTCTGGTGAGCGTGCTCGGTCACCCGCTCGTCCAGGTGCTCGATGTGCTCACCGTTCTCCTCGGCCGCCTCTTTCGCGTGCTGTACTTCGTCAGAAAGTGAGTCGATGTCCTCTTCCGCAGCCGCCACCCGTTCCTCCCGTGTTAGGAGGGCCCCGGAGTCGGTCTCGTCCTCCGGGTGACCGAACAACCGTTGAGCCATCCGCCCGAAGGCGGTATCCAGCTCCTCGATAGCCTCGCCGTTACTCTCGATCTCCTCTTCGAGGTCGTTCTTGTGTTTGTCGTCCCGGCGGTACAGAAAACCCCCGCCGGTGACGAGCAGCCCCGCGACCCCGAGGGTTGCGGTCACGACCAGCTCCGGCGTCACCATACGGGAGAACACCTGATTGGTGAGGGAAAATCCATTACTTGTACGGTAGAAGGAAGGTCGGGGATATTTACTTTACCGTACAGCCAGGGGACCCCCTCCGGAGGCTACTATATCGAGATGGTGATCGTCGTCTCGTTCTCGATCACCGCCCGCGACACGGTGTCCTTATTCTCACCGATGCCTCGGGCCGAGTAGAAGTCACCGAGGGAGCTGCCAAGAGAGATGGTTAATTCGCCGTCGAACGCGTCCTTGAACACCACGCCGTCGGTGTTATTCCCACCCCAGGTGTGAGCCGTGTACCCGCTCGGTGGGTTCAACGAGTAAGAGTCCGAGTCGTCGTCCCGAACCGCGATGCTCGTACTGCTGGCGAGACCGTCGTACGATACGTCGAACGGGCTGCTCCCGCTCCCCTCATAACTACCTCCGTGTTCGTCGTACACGACCACCAGGCTAAGGGTCCCGGTCCCGGTGTTCCGGTACACCATCCACGTCAGGTAACCGTCCTGCGCGAATTCGGTCCCGGCCTCACCGCCAGCACTCGATACCGGGCTGCCGGTCTCGTACCCGTAGAATTCCTCCACGGTCTGGTCCCGCTCGATCACCTGCAGACTGCCCGACTCTTTCCCGTTCGAGTCGCTGATGGTGATCGTCCATCCCTGACCCCCGCCGAGGCCGACGCCGGACTCGAACACGAGCTCGCTGTCCCCGGTGTCGGAGACCGGTTCACCGCTGGCGAATACAAAGTCGTTCTCGCCGTGGCTCCCGACGTTCACGGCTTCTCCCGACTCATATACGAATTCTGATCCTGGCATCGTCCTATACGTCAGTATCCACGTCCGTCTCCGCGACTCGCTTGTTCGTTGAGTCGTCAACTGTCACTTTATAATCGGAAGTGGTCGTGAGGATGCTCCCGCCCGTCTTCGTCTCCAGGTTGATTTCATACCAACCCGAGCCGTTCGGGTTCCAGTTCTCCTTCACCCGGACCCCCTCATCCACTAAATCGACGTGGATGTTCCCGGAGGTACTGTTGAAGTCGTACCTGATATTCTTGTACTCGCCCGGTGGCGTGTGGGTGATATACCCGGGGTCGCCGGAGTCCAGGACGCAGTACGTCCCCGTGTCATCGTCAACGGTGAGATGGCCATCGCCACTTCGGCTCCCGTCGTCCGCTACGGTCGGGGTCTCCCAGTTCTTCGTTACGGGGAGCCCCTCATCGATCACACCCGACTCCACCGCTTCCGCCGTGACCTTCACCCCGCGGCCGTCGACGTCAATTCCTCGGGCCATCTTATTCCACCACGTAGGCGAAGAAGCCCCCGATGCCGTCGGTCGCGTAGTTCGCCCCGCTTTGGTTCGTTATCCGGAGTTTGAAGATTGAGAGGCTCCCGCTCGCGTTCCCGTGTTGAGCCACCGGCGTGCTCGTGCTCTCGGTGTTCGCGGTGTTTTCGCTGGCCTGTACGGAGTCGCCCCCGTCCAGGAGCTGTACCTCAACTCCGCTTGGTGTGGTCCCGTCGGCGATCAGGTACGCCCCCCACCGGTACACTTTCAGGGACTCGCCGTCCGGTACGGGAACGCTGTTTTCGACCGACTCGGTGTCCTCGAGGAGGGCCGTGGGGATGTGCCCATTCGGTGAGTCGACCAGGTTCTGTATCCGGGACTTGCTGATGCTCACGTCGAGCGTATAAATCCGGTAGTCCAGGACCACGTCGTTCCCGGAGCCGGGGTCAGTATCCCAGGCCGCGTCGATGGTGACGTCCTTCTGCGAATTGGTGTCGTCCCAGGCCTCACCCCAGGTATAGTCCCAGGCGTAGTTCGCGGAGAAGGAGGGGTCGGCATCGACGCCGACCTCAACGTACAGGTTCGCGGTCTGGTCGGTCGTGACCCCGGCGATGGTCTCGCTCGTTGCTGACCCTCCGGTATGCGTGAAGGTCCCGGTCGCCAGGACGTTCACACCGGCAGCGTCGGAGTCGACGGTCACCGTTCCGTCGCCGTTGTCTGTCACGGCGAGGTCCGTCCCGAAGTCCAGGCCGGAGGCCCCGTCCAGAACCGACGCCCCGTCGTCCTCAACGTTGACTCCGCCCCCAGCCGCACTCCCGCCGGCCGTGAACCAGTTGGCCCCGTCCGAGGCGACGATCAGGGCCCCGTAGTTGTTGGCCATCTCTTGTGAGCCGTTCCCGTCGATGGTCTCGGAGCCCTCGGTGTCGACCGTGATCGGCTTCGTTGAAGCGGCCCCTGCGACGTCCACCACCGAAACGAAGTTCCCGTTGTTCGCGTCAGCCGAGGCGAGGGTGACGGTGACCACCCCGCCAGAGGTGTCGACCAGAACGACCTCCTCACCGGAGGTGGTGACGTTCGCGGTGTGGGGGCCGGAGGTGGTTCGCTCATCGTCCACCTGGGGCCTCGGGACGACGCCCTCGGAAGTGTCCCAAATGGTGGTTCCCTGATCCTCGAGGTCGTTTCCGCCGGCGTCCATATCGCTGATCGACGGGAGCGCGAACGGTGAGTTGAGCTCGGTGAGGCCGATGGCCCCGGCCGAGATGGAGAGGGTCGCACTTCCGCCGAGGCCGATCTGCTCGTTCGAGGTAGTCAGGGCGGTCCCCGCGGTCACCGTGATCGTGGAGTTTGCCAGGTCGGAGTTGGCGAGCGGGTACTGATTGGCCTCGGTGTCGGTTGCGATATCGAGCGGGTAGGCCGTGATTTGCGCGGCCTCCTGGAGCTCATCGAGCGCGGCCTCCACGTTGTCGATGCCGTACACCCCGGGCGTATCGTCGTAGTGAACCTCCTCGGCCTCGTTGGAGAACTTCGCCCGCCAGTTGAGGATATTCGAGGCTCCGATGTCAGTCGCCCCGGCCGGGACGTACACGATGGCCAGGAGCAGCTCACCACCCGCGATGTCAGGTGGGGTCGGGTACTGCTCGGCGACCCCTTCGCGGACCGTGATCGTCTGGTCGGCGGTATCGAACGCGACCGTATCCCACCGGTCGTAGTTCGCGTCCCCCGCGGAGAGGGTCGCGGCCGGCGCTGCCCCGGCGAAGCTGTACTCGGTGGCGACGTAGTATGCGGTCCCGGCCGCGACGTCGATCTCGAGGGCGTTAGCCCCGTCGGTCACCTCGAGGTCGCTGTTTGTGAGGACGCCGTTCCCGGCCAGGGACTCGCTGATCGCCCGGAACTGTACGTCGAAGAGTGGCTGGCCCTGCGGGGCCTCGAGCTTGGGAGCGGATGGCATCTCTTACTCCGTAGATTTGTACCCATACCCGGCCGCGGAGCCCGGCCGCTATATGATACGGATTTGAGCCCCGCCCTGGAACGGGAACGCCTCGTTCTTCTCGAACGGGTCGAACGTCCCGAACCACACCAGGTTTCCGTCGAAGTCGAACACCCCGAGCTCGCTCACGTCCAGGGGCTGCCCGGCCGGCTCACTCTTGTACCACTTGGTGGACGCCCGAACGGTCTCCGAACCGCCCTCCCGTGAGGCCCGCTTCCGGTCCTGCTCGTTGGTGAGGGAAGTATCCGACTTCTTCGGGTCAGTCGTTCCGGTCCCGAGGGCCACCTCCCACAGGCCGACGGTCTCGCTTTGTATCTGGATGGCGTCGGCCAGCCCCTTCTCACCCGCGTCGGTGATAACGGAGTCCCCGATGCCGTCGCCGTTAAACTCGAAGGTAACCTCGGCCTTGAGCTCCTCGTCGGCTGCCGGGTCGACCGCGGTAGTGGTCAGCCGGCACATAAGCGTCCCGTCCTGATCCTCAACTCCGTACTCGGTCACGACGTCACCGAACTCCGAGAAGAGGAATGGGGCCTGGGCCCGGGTCACGTTCGAGGCGTCCTTGGTCCCGAACGCGAAGTTCGTCCCGCTCGGTGAGCCGAGGGAGGTGTTCCCGGTCCCGGCCGCGGTTGAGCTTGAGCCGACCGCCAGGGCCGCGAGCCCGATCTGCCCACCGGCCAGGGCGTCGACCACGGTCCCCCGCCCGCCGGTCGTGAACTCACCGGACTCCTCGGTGTCGGTGACGAGGGTCCAGTCCCCGCGGTGATCGCCGACCTCTCCCCGCCCCATCCCCTGGGCCGAGTCCGGGTGGCCCATTATGAGCGAGGTCCGGAGCGGGCGGGTGTACACCTCAACACCGACGCCGACCTCCACGGTGTTCCCGGTGAACACGTAGTCGCGGGTGGCGTCAGAACTAACCTCGATGGCGTACCCCTCGAGGCGCTTCTGTCCGGACCGGTTCTCCGCAACCGTCTCCTCAATTCTTCGTGGCATTATCGGATGTACCCTCCCAGGATCGGCGGGATCACCGAGACCGTTTGCGACTCGAGGGTGTCGATGGTCATTTCGACGCTCACCAGCTCCTCGAAGCTGTACTCGAACTCCACGGTGGTCGACTCGCCGTTAAAGAGGAAGATAGGGCCCTGGGCCTTCACTACCTCACCGTCGACTTTCAGCTGCGGGTAGGCGTCACCGCTCACGTCCCCGATGTTCTCGAGGTCCGCACTGATCGTGATCGTCTCGTACGTGTACGGTGTCGTTTCGCTCACCTGGAGGTTGCTGTACGACATAAGCGGCTCGCCCGTCTCGATCTGATCGGTCTGGGAGAACTCGATTCGGTTCCCGATAATCTCGGTGGTTCCGGGGGGGACGTTCACCCCGTCCTTGCTGACCCCGACCTCCTCGTGGAAGATAATCCCGGTGACCTTCTCGCCGTCGGCGGTTTCGGTCTCTCCGGTCATACCTGACGTTGAGCCGAACTGCGACTGCAGCTCCTCGTAGGAGGTCGCGGTGTCCTGGACGTACGTCTCGAAGTCGCCGTACTTTGACCCGTCCTCGTCAGCATCCTCAAAGCTGTTTTTGATTTTCTGGATGAATGAGTCGGCCTCGAGGGAGGTGAAGCCGTTGTCCTCGAGGTAGGTCTTAAACTGCGTGAAGTCCGAGATATCCTCATCGCTCCCGTCGCCGTCGAGGTCGTAGGCGTCCAGCTGATCCTGGAAGGTCCCGAAGTCCCCGACGTTGTCTTTGAGCTTCTGGAGGTCCGTCCCGGCCTGGTTCACGTCCTGCTGCGGGTTCTTGAAGCCGAGCCACACCAGCTTCTTATCCGATGAGAGGTCGGCCATCAGACCCTCACCCCCAGGTCCAGGGAGACGATGCCGGACTTGTCGACGCTCTTGGAGTTGACCACGAAGTCCCCGTCCAGGTTCTGCGGGGGCCAGCTGACGTACACCGAGTCGCCCTTTGAGAGTTGCTGGAACTCGGTGTTGGCCACCTCAAAAGTTGCGACCGTGTCGTTCCAGGCGTTCTCCTCGAGGAAGCCCCGACCGCGGTCCTCGGCCTCGCTGTTTGTCTGGATAGTCTCATCGACCAGGGGCTCGCTGCGCGGGGCCACCCCGTAGAAGGCGATGGACCCGGGATCACGGAGCGTCCGCTGTACGTTCCCGGCCCCCTGGACGGTGACCTTGTTCTTCACGGTGTCGTACTTCGTGTTGAAGTCGGCCTTCGTGACCGCGGTCGTCCCCCTGACGATCTGGAGGCCGGGGCCGCTCCCGCCGGCCTGCTCGAAGTGAAGGTCCTCGTTCGAATCTATCCAGCTGGTGTACCCGTTCTCGGTCTGGAGGTCCTGGAGTATCTCGAGGGCCGACTTATCGACCCGCCGGGTGATCGACCGACCGGTGTCTCCGACGTTGTTCACGGTTATACTCGAACCGGAACGGTCCGTCAGCTGGTACGGGTACGTTGAGGCGTAGTCGATCACGATGCCGACGTTGTCGGTGAGCTCCCCGCTCACCTCGAACCGGTACTCGAGGGTTCCGTCGCTGCCGACCTCTCCGTCAGGGTCAGCATCCTCGGCTTTGAGCTCGTACTCGTTGAAGTCAGTCCCGCGGTACTCCACCTCCCACACGTACTGGTTCCCGGCGTTGTCTCGGAGCTCGATCTGCCCGGTTATCTGGTTCCCGGGGTCGTTCACGAGCAGCCGGGTCTCCAGCCGGAGGAGCTGACCGTCACCCGGGATGGCGAAGCCGGGGACGTCCGAGAAGGTCGCCTCATAGCTCCCGGAGGACCCGCTCGGGATGCCCAGGAAGATGAGGTCGGAGCCCCGGTCGTGAATCTGTTTTGTTTCGAGCCCGGCGAGCTCGAAGTACGGCGTGTCGCCGGTCCATCCGGAGAGGTCGTCTCCTTCGTGGACTCGAACCTCACCGAGCCCGTCGGCCTGCTCGGTCACCGCGGACCGAATTATCTCACCGTCGTCCTTGTCGTAGAACACCCGGTAGACGTCCAGGTTCTTGAGCTCGTACCGGGTGTCCAGGGCCTCGATCTCGAGGGTTCCGCTATCAGCCCGAGTCGGCTTCCCGGTGACGTACCCGTTCCAGTCCTCATCGTTCGGCCGGGTGATCGTCACCTTGTCACCGCTCCCGAAGGTCTGCTTGTTGAACGAGGTCGACCCGACCACGATAGTGGTCTGACCGAGGTCCCCGGTCTGGGAGCTGGTCTCCACGTCGATCAGGGCGTCAGGCTCCTGCCCGGCGATGGTGACGCTCACCATATCAGTCGTCCCCCACGTACACGTCGGCGTGCGTGAGCTCGACGGTGAAGCTGTACTGCTCGGGCCCCGTCTTTGAGCGGTTCTCGGTGGTCGACAGTTTGCTTATCATAACCCCGAGGGTCCGCGGGCCGATCTCCACGGTGTCGAAGCCGTCAGAAGCGTCCGGACCCCACACCCGAGCGGCGTGAGCCAGGGCCATCTCCTTCTCGGTCGCCCGCTCCCAGGTGTTGGTGTCGATGTCCGGGTAGTTCCCGCCGGTCGGGTACGTCCCGTCCTGGGTGTTGTTGAGCTTCCCGTCCAGGGTGTACTTCTCGAAGCCGATGTTCACCTCCTTACCGGAGAGGTCGCCGGCCACCCCGAGGATGCCCTTCGTCACGATGTTGTTCCCGATCTGACGGTCCCACTTGTTCACCTTGAGGTTGAACGTGTCGGTCCCGTCGTTCCGGATCAGCTGTACGTCCAGGTCGGTGGTGTCGTCTGGCATTCTTTATCACCCGATGAGTGTGGTGAGCTCGTCGCCCTGCTTTTCGGCGATCAGGTCTGCGAGCGTCTCCATCTGCGTCCGGGTCAGCTCGGAGAGGTCGATGGACTGGTCGCCGATCTCGATCACCTGGCGCTCGATGTTGAGGGTCGTCCCCGCTCCCCCGCTTCCGCCGGAGGAACGGAGGGCCGCGATCACGTCCTGGCTCACGTCAGCCGGGAGGACCATCTCACCCTGGTGGAGGACGGCCCCACCGCCCTCTTCAATCATACCCCCGCTGGCCAGCTGCGGGAAGTTGAGGGTGTCGCCCCCGAGGCTGATTTCCGGGACGTTAGCTCCGACCTCCCCGATGTGGGGGATGTCGACCGCGATACGCTGGCCCCCGATACTGAATTCGGGGAGCGTGATCGAGTCCGGGACGACCGCGTTGAAGAGCCCGGTCACCCCGGTGGTGACCGCGGAGGCGAGGTCCTCGGCGACCCCTTCGGCGAGGCTGATAACGTCGTCCTTCCAGTCGTTGAGGGTGTCCATTATCCCGCCGATGAGCCGTGTCCAGGCCCCGGCGAATATCTGGAGGACCTCCTCACCTCTCTCGATGGCCTCCTGTAAACCGCCCTCCATAAACCCGATTATCAGGGCCCCGAGGAGCGCGAGCCCGCCGGCGAAGATACTGATAACCGCGAGGATGGCGTCGTTGGCCCACCCCGGTAGTGACTCGGCGAGGGCGGTCCCGAGGCTCCCTATCCAGTCCAGGACCCCGGTTATCTTGAGAATCCAGACCGCGAAGAGGCCGATCACCGCCCCGATGGCAGCCGCGAAGGCGAGGGCCCCGGCTGACCCGGCCGCGAGCCAGCCGATGAAGGAGCTCGCATAACCAGCCAGCGTACCGAACGCTGACGTGAGACCACCCCCGACGAGCCATCCGTACAGTCCTTTCACCGCCCCGGTCAGGAGACCGGTCGCCGTGGTCGCCGAGGTGAACTGCCCGACCAGGAGCATCAGCCCCGACCCGAGCAGCCCGAGGGCCCCGGAGACGAAGCCGGATTGTGTCCCGAGGCTCCCGAAGCTATCACTTAGTGAGCCGGAGGAGTCCCCGACCTGATCCATCGCCTCATCGGTCTCGCGGGCCTGATCGGCGAGCCCCTCGAGGCCGTCGCTCATCTCCTCGGCTGACTTCTTCGACTTGGCGATCTCCTTTATCTCCGCAATCCAGGTTAGTTCGCCGACTTCGGCCATAGGGTGGTCACTCTTACTGGTAGATTTGTACCCATACCCGGCCGGCCGACTCGGGCCCTCGAAAAGGGGAGGCTACTGCTTGTTGAGGTGGCGGCCCCCGCCGTTGTTCTGACGGGCCTCCTTCTGCATCTCTTCCCGCTTCTCGTCTTTCATCTGCAGGTACTCCCGGTGGAGGACGGAGAACTCTTCGACCTCCTTATCGGTGAGCCCCGGCTGGACGTGCTCGATCACGTCGACGGCCGGCCCGACGTCCAGGCGGTCGGCGAGCTCCTCACCCTTCCACCACAGACCGAGGGCGGTGGCGAGGAACATCCCCCCGAGCAGCAGGGCCCCGGCGTGAGCCACCCCGGCGGCCAGGAAGGAGAGGGCCGCGGCTGCCGCCCCGAGGTGATCGGCGGTCGGGGTCAGCCGCTCCCGGTGACGGACCTCCTTCGTGTACGAGCCCCGCAGGTCCTCGAGGGTGATCCCGTCCCACTCCTCAACGAGCTTGTACTCTATTGCTCGTCGCTGATAGTAGGCTCGGGCGGGGTTCCCGTATCGCCCTCCGCTACTCCCTCCGCGAAGGGCTCGTCGGAGTTTTTTTCTTCCTGATCCGTCAGGGCCTTACCCGGGTTCGGGGCCACCTCCTGGAGCTTCGTCCCGAGCTCCGGGCTCATCCCGGCCAGGAAGATGGAGAGACCGGAGTCCCCGCTGACCCCGTCGACGGAGGTATCCTGGATCATCGCCTCGAGGCAGTTCTTGTAGTACGAGTCGATGTGGAGCTCGGTCGCGTCCTCGCCGATCTTGAGCGCCTCGCTCACGTACTTGTTCTTGCCCTTCCAGGTGAGCTGCTTCACGTCGAACCAGAACCGGACGACCTCACCCTCCGGGTTCGGGGCCCGGATGTACACCCGCTCGGTCTCGTCGGAGACCATCGCGTCGTCTCGGCTTCCGTCTCGATGCTCGTCCCACCATTCGGGCTTCTCACCGCGGCTTATGTCAGACATTGTTAGGTTGCTCCGTGTACCGTTTGTGGCGTCTTTCGAACTCCTCACGAGTAGGGATAGCTCCCTGACCCGTCAGGTGCTCTTGCATATCTATGACCAGGCCCCTTGTAAAGTGTTCGCGGGTCTGGACGTCCTCGAGGCGGCCCTGGGCCTGCCCGGGCGTCGGGTAGGCGTCACACCGCCAGCCGAGGACCTCGCTGTACCACCAGCACTGGTAGCGGTTCGGTCCCACCGAGCGTCACCTCACACCGCGGTCCCCGCGGTCAGGTACGAGTCGGTCTCGGTCCCGTCGACCACGGTGATCGTGGTCTGCCGGGGGTTGAGCGAGATTTCCGTCTCCACCTTCCCCTCTTCGGGAACCGGGTGGGCCCCGTTCGGGAGCTTGCAGTCGACGCCCTCGAACTTGAGCGTCTCGTCCCCGCCGTTCTTGGCAAACTCCATCGTCGCCGTGAAGGTCCCGCCGGAGTTGACCAGCTCGTTGTAGATGGAGTTGTCCCTGACCGCGATGGTCACGTCCCAGGTGTACCCGCCGTTCCCGTACAGAATCTCGTACGGCTCGGGAGCCTCGGAGCTCTCCATATAGTACTCGGCGGTCGGGTTGTTGGCGATCTCGAAGGTGAAGTCGGTCACCCGAGCGAACTGGTTACTCGCCCCGCCGAACTTGAGGTCCAGGTTCGAGCTCACCTTGTCGAACTTCCAGGGCTCGCGGTCCGGCAGCGATACCGAGGTGACCGTGGAGTGCGGCGTGTCGTCGGTGATCCCCAGGGCCTGGACGTCAGCCGAGACGGTGAGCTTCCCGTCGTTGCTGACCTCGATGCTCGCCGAGCCCGGGTAACAGCCCAGGAAGGTCCTCACGAAGTCGTCCTGGGAGCCGCCCCGACCGAGGTAGGCGGCCTCCATCGTCGCGGTCGGCGGGGGCCCGTCCTGCTTCCGGGTGATCGTGTGCTGCGTCAGCCCGGCCGACGGCGTGTCGGCCGCGACGGTGTCGACCCCCATAGCCCAGGCGATGGGCCAGCCGTCGTACGGGACCATCGTGAGGGAGCCGGCGTCGAAGCCCCACTGCCCCTCGGTCTGCTCGTAGGGGTCGCGGCCTCCGCCGACGTAGTGTTCCTCGGTGAGGTCGATCTCGGGGTCGGGCAGCTCCTGCTCACCTTGCAGGAAGCCCGGGTATCGTTCGACGGTGACTTCGCCCTTCTGCGCGGCCTCGATGGCGAGCTTTATTTCTGACTTTTCGGACTTGTACGGGTGTGGGATGTTGATGCTCATCGGTTAGTCGTCCTCCTGATCGGCGATCTCGAAGTGCGGGTTCTGATCCGCGAGCAGGCCCTCCACCTTCTTCGCTACCTTCCCGGCCTGCTGCGGAGAGAGGCCCGCGAAGTCGGCGGTCACTTTCTCTCGGATGTCGAACTCCTCACCCTCGTCGTAGGTGAGCTCCTCCCGGAAGCCGCGGTGTTCCGGGAACGGGGTTTCCCCCTCGTCGTCCTGGGGGGCCGTGTTGAGTCGGCCGGCCCGGAGTGCTCGGAGCATAGTTCTATCTTTGTACCCATACCCGTCCAGCCGGGTCAGATAACACCGAAGGCCTCGTACTGGATGTCGTAGTACGCCCGCCACTGGTTCGAGAAGCGGGTCGGCGTGTTGTCGATGTTCACGAGGTTGAGCTCGCCGAACGCCGAGCCGAACACACCGTCGACGGGAGCCCGGTGAGCCTCCCGGATGTTCTCGAGGACGTGTACCACGGCGTTCCGCTGCTTCTTCCCGGAGCGGCCGTCCATCTCGTCGGCGATCACGATCTCCATCCTCACCGCGAACTCGTAGTCCTGCGAGGAGTGAGTCACGTCACCCCACTCGATGTTGGTGGGGGACTCATCGTGAACGTACACGAGCGGGGTGGTCCGCTTGTCTGACGGGAGGGCCCGTGAAGACTCGCTCGGCCCCGGCGCTTCCATATCGATGAACCGCGGTTGCTGTACCGGGTCACCGTCCGGGCCGGTGTTGTGATTCGACCACTCGCCCTCGAAGCCGGAGGTCCCGTCAGCCCCCTCGATGGTGAGCTCCTGGACGTCGTAGGTCGGCCGGGTCACGGCCGAACACCCCGCGGTTGTACACGTAGGACAACCCTTAAGGGGTCACCCGTCGTCCGACGTGGGGGCAGCCGACTTGCCACCACCCGACGGAGCCGGTGAAACGAACCCCCGAAAACTCCGAGACGGCTGTTTTCACGGGGTACAGACCCCGACGAGGCCGAATCCCGAGAAAACTTCTCCAGGGGGTAGGCTACGGACCGGTCCTCCTCGGCCACACGAGGCGACTGTGCGCGACTGTGGCCCCCCTGTCGTTCGCCCGATATCGGGGACGACACGGCCGGAGTCCGGCAGTCTCGGGTCACTTCTGCAGCACCTCCGCCGGGAACGCCGACTGTTGGAGCTTCCCGGTCGCTGCGGAGCTGACCCGCTGGACCAGGTTGTCGTTGGCGAGCTCAAGTGTCCAGTTCCCGAAGTCTTGAGCGATCTCCACGATGGGGGTCTCGGCGTCGTAGTTCCGACCCTCCACCCAGGACTCGCCCTCCTGTTGAGCCTGGACGAACGCGTCGGAAGCGTACAGCATCGGCTTGGTTCCGTTCTCCGCGATGTGAGCTGCGAGATAGTAGGCCCCGGGAAGCGGCTCACCCTCGGTCCGTCGACGGTCGACCGCGGCCCAAAGCTCGTCCTCGGACTGGCTCGCTTTCAGGCCGTAGTTCTCCCACCCGAGTTTGTTGGTCCATCTGACCATCGGGCTCATCGGCGGCCAGTGAGGGTCGGACCCGTAGTTCACCGCGGCCGCGTACTCCGTGGTGAAACCGACCTGCACCCGGACGTCCTGGTCCGGGAAGATGCTCTCGATCTTCGAGTCCTGCATCTCCAGCTCAACTGTCATAGGAGCGTGGCCTCCGCGTTCTCGGCGATGGCTTCTGACCACTCCCGCTCGAGGTCCTCGATCAGGTCCGAGAAGGTGAGGTCGTCGTCCGGGGTCGGGAGGTTGTCTCCGATGTGGTCGACTTTGATGAGCTCCCGGGCCGCCCGGGCCGCGACCGCTTCGCGGATGTTCTCCGGGCAGTAGTGAACGGTATCCCCGGAGACCAGCGTGGAGCTCGAGGCGTCGGTGTACCTGACCCCGCGGTCGACGGTGATCGTGTCGGCGTCAGCATCCCGGCTCTTCACGAAGGCGTACTCCTTCCCGGCGAGGTTCACGATGCCCCGCGGGGGGAGCCGGCTGGCGTCCTCAACGTCCAGGGTGGTGTCGGTCCCGTCCCCGGTGGTGTCAATCGTGAGCTCGGTCTGCCCGCCCTGCTCCGGGTGACCCCCGAAGGCCCCGTGCCGGTAGCTGATCCGGATGTTGTTCTGAAAGGAGGCGTTCCTCCAGGAGCCCCTGTACCGGGCCGCGTAGATGGTGATCGTACCCTCCATCCAGTCGGCCTCGTACAGGGTCCCCTCGTCGTCCGTGATATCCTTCCAGGTGTCACGGCCGGTCCGTATCTCGAGGGCGTCACCCTCCACGGAGGAGAGAGGGACGGCCGGGTAGTGATCCAGCCATATCTTCGTCCCGTCCTGGTAGCGCCAGAAGTCGGCGTCCTTCTTCTCGTAGGTGCGGGGCTCACCGCTGACCCCTTCGCGGGTCTCCCGGAACGGGTGACCGGTACGGGAGTCGAACTTCCGCTCGGCGGCTTCGATGTACGACCGGACGAGCTCGGTGTCCTCGTTCCCGAAGAGTGAATTCGAGTCGAGGTCCTCCTGGGTCAGACCGGGGTCGAACTTCCGGAGGACGTCGACGGGCAGTGCGTAGATGGTCCGAGCCATATCACGCAGTGTACTGTACGGTGATCGCTACTCGGTCTCGGCCGAGCTTGGTGACGTCCTCCACGGAGTCGACACTCGAGACGGTTCCCGCGAAGTCGCTGATCGCGGTGCTCATCGCCCCGGTGTTTGCGTTCGCGTCCAGGACCTCGTAGGGCATCAGTCAGTCACCTCCGCCCTTCGAGTCGGAGGGTGATCGAGCCGACGTCCGTCCCCGCGGTGGGGACAGACCCGTCGGCCACCGCGACGACCAGCACCTGCTCGTTCGCCAGGTCGACCTTCGTCAGGAAGCTCTTGTCGTCGTGACTCACTACCTGCGCGTTGTCCACCTGATCGATGCCGGCGTCGTCAGTCCAGGTCGAAAGGGGCTCGTTGTCGGCGTTGGTGAGGTTGGTGACGTCCTGCGTCACCTCTTCCACCTGCCGGGCCCCCAGGTTCTCATCTGCCATTGTTAGTTGTCACCTCCGTTATCGGCGTCGTCGTCCTCTTCGAGACTCGGGTCCTCGCCCTGCTTCAGCTGGTTGACCAGCCGGCGGACCGTGTCGTCGTCCTGCTCCTGGAGGAACTCCTCGGCCTCGGTGACCTTGAGCCCGTTCCAGTCGAACGGGGGGTCCAGGGGCTTGCAGACAGACCACAGCTCCGACCGGGTGAGGTCGAAGTCGAAGCCCTCCTCCTCGGCCTCCTGACCCGCGTCGACTTCCTCCCCGGCGATCTCCGCAAGCTGCTCACGGATGCCCTCGTTGGTCCGGGGGATGGTGTCCATCTCGAGGAGGTCCAGGATACGGTCCCGGACGTTCGGGTCCTCGTTCGGGCCGAACACCGTGCTCGGCAGCGTGTTCTTTTCGACCAGGGCCTCGGCGACCGCCTCTTTCGAGTAGTCGATCTCGAGGTCCCGGTGGGTCTCGTAGAAGCCGAGGCGCTTGCTCGGGATGAGCGCGACCACCCACGGGCCGGGCTCACCGTTCGGGCCGCCCTGGAGTACCCCGACGCTCGGGAAGTACCCCTGGTTCCGCAGGGCCGTCGTGTTGTACACCGACTGCGGGCCGGTGTACCGAAGGGCAGCCACCGTGAGCTCGTCCTCGCCCTCGTCCTCCAGTTCTTGGTTCGAAGCGGTATGTGCAATCGTCATTTTTCTGTTAGACCCGCCCCCTCACGGGGCCGGCCGCTTGTAGTTCGCGGGCGGTACGTGCATCTCCGGGATCAGGATAAGCCACCGGTCACCTCACTCCGCGAGGTCCCGGAGCTTGCCCTGGTGGTTCGCCCGACGGCAGACCAGTTCGTGGTACGTGAGCACCCCGACCTGATCGGCCTTCTTGTCGATGGCGAGCGTGTTGGTGGCCTGCCCGAGGCCGGCGGTCTCCGTGACCATCGGGAGGTACACTTCGACGCCGAGCTTGGGGACCTGCTGACCGGTGACCGGGTCGGTCATACTGGTCATATCCAGGAAGTAGATTCGGGACAGGGAGTCCGAAGCTACGTTCTGACCCTGGACGACCGGGATGCCGTCCCAGTGACTGATCCGGGCGTTTGTCTCAACGCCCTGGCGGGCCTCCGCCTCGTCGGTCCCGCGACCGAGAGACTGCGCGACCGCGTTGGCCATCATATCCGCCCGGAACTGCGACTCCCGCAGCTCCGAGAGGACCCGGGCCGTGTCCGTCCCCGTGTACATCACGAGGTTGTTGAGGTCCGTCCCGTTCGTCTCGAGGGACTCGATCATCCCGTTGACGAGGTCCTTCGTCAGCTGGCGGTCGCCCCCGGCCGAGTTGTGGTCGACCACCGCGTCGAAGTGGTTGGCCTCGTTGGCCCCGCCGTCGCCCGTCGCCGACCGGTCGATACCGTAAACGTCGGTGTCGCCGGCGGCGTAGGCGGTCCCCGCGGTGTCGTCCGCGTTGGCCTCCTCGTCAGCCGAGGAGACGACCTTGTCCAGCGGGACGATGTCCGTCAGGTTCGAGTACTGCGTGCCCGTACCCGTCGAACTCTCGTTGGCGGCCGCGACCCCGTTGGCCTCGAGGGACAGCTGGAAGTACTCCTCGCCGATCTGGGTGAGGTTCTCGAACGGAACCCCGTCCTGGATTTCGGCCTGGAGCTGCTGCAGGACCGTCGCCTCGAAGAGCATCTCGCCCTCGTGGGGGTCGGCGCTCGTCTCCCGGACGTCGAAGGTGACCGGGGGCGACCAGCCCGAGCCCTCCGAGTTGGAGGAGTGAGCCGGCGGGTTGAACACCCGGCGGAAGGTCTGCGGCCGCGGGTCGCTGATCGAGTTGACCGGGGAGTCCGAAGGGACCTTCGGGAGCATCCCCCACAGGGGGGTCTTGGTGTTGGCCTGCTGCCACAGCACCTCACCGAAGGCCTGGTTGTTGATCCCGGCGTCGGAACTCGTGAACGATGCCTTCTGGAAGAGGCTGTCGGACTTGCCGTACAGCCCCGCCAGGGAGTCGGCCCAGTGGAAGCCGTCCGCGACACGGTTCTGCGCGTGCGCGTACTTCCCGAGGCCCGTACTGACAGATTCTGCGATGCTCATTGTTAGTTACCTCCCTCCCCGTTCGGGGAGAACGCTCCCGCGATGTCCTCGGAGTAGTCGACCGAATCCGCGGTCGAACCGCCGGCGGGGGAGCTGGTCTCGCCGGTGGCCATCTTTTCGCCGACGTCCTCAACGATGCCCGGGAGGGCCTCGCTGATCGCGGACTTCGACGCCTCTTCGAGGTCGGACTTCACGTCCTCCAGGTCCTCCTTGCTGACCGTGGAGTCCTGGAGCTCGGTGAGCCGCTGATCGAGCTCCTCCTTGGAGACGGCCTCCTCGGGGAGCTCCTTCTCGTCCTCTTCCTCTTCTTCCTCTTCCTCACCGTCGCCGGACGGGGGCCCCTCGCCCTCGCCCTTCATCTCACCCTCGGCCGCCTCTTCGGCGTCCTCCGAGCCGCCCTCATCGCCGTCGGGTGCTCCGTCACCCATTGCGATCTCGAGGGCCGCCCGGGCCTCGGGGTTGATTTGCTCCTCGACCTGCTCGAGGATGGCTGAAATGTCTTCGTTGGCCTTCGTCTCCGCCCCGAACATAGCCTTCGCCGTGGCCACCAGGGAGTCGACGTCGACCTCGTGCTGTTCCGCGATCTCGTCAGCCTTCTCACGGAGGGCCTCGTCGTCCGAGCCCTCGGACTTCTGCATCAGGTCCGCGGCAGCTGCGAGCCGCGACTCATCGAAGCCGAGGTCGGAACCGGCCTTCGTGAAAAGCTGACCGTTGAAGTGGTCGCTCATTGTTGTGTTAGCCTTCTGGTGTACTTGCTCGGCCAGGGAGCTGGCTCCCCCGGCGTCACCGCTGCCCGGCAGGACCCCCGTCAGGGCGTCCTCGAACCGGGCCTTGAACTCGGCCACACCGAACCGAGACTCCTTGTTCTTGATTTTGTGTTCCTCGCCGATGGTCACGGCGTGCCAGTCCAGCTCCGTGACCACCTGACCCTGCTCGGTCTCCTCCCACTCTTTCGCGTAGATGGTGACCGAGAAGCCGTCCAGGTCTCCGGCGAGGGCCCGCAGTCGGGTTTCCTTCGCTATCTCGCTGCCGTTTTTCAGCTTGGCAACAATCCAGAACTCATCCTCGGAAGCGGAGCCCCCGCCGTCGCCCGGCCGGGCCTCGCCCTCTTCGACCACCTGGGTCTCGAGGCGATCTCCTGCTTCGAAGGTGAGCGTGTTTTCTCCCACCTGTACGTCGGTAGGCTCCTCGAGCTCGTGCTCGGGGATCACCTCACCGACCGGGATATCCTTGTGCCGGCGGCTGATAATCCCGTCCTCGTACAGTTGAGGGAGCGCCTTGGCCAGGGCCTCCATCGTGAGCATCTGCGAGGGCTCGTCCTCGTCAAACATCTCCACGGAGGCGCGGCCGTAAATCACGAAGTCGTCAGCCTCGAGGGCCTCCCGACTCTCCTGATCCAACGTTTCGACGTCGACCAACTCCCGCCGGCGGGTCCCGTCCTCCTTCACCTTCACCTGTCCGAGCGGGGATGAGCTGCCCGCTCGGTGACCTACGACTCCATACTGACCTGCGAGACGGGTGGTTGAGCCACCGGCACTCATCGGTTCATACGTTTGTACCCATACCCTGCCACACCCCCCTGACTGGTCTGGTAAAACCCCTCACGGAATCCGGTTAAACACGAAGGACAACGGTTAAGGGGTCACCCGTCGTTGTTGAGGATAGAGGGTAACAGGCTATGACCGAAACCGACACCACCGACGAGACGACCGCGAAGTACAGCTGCGACCCCGAATACAACGACCTCGTGATCGAGGACGAGGGCCCGGAGGAGCTCCGGGAGATGTTCCAGACCCTCCGCGAGCACAACGTAGTGACCATCGAGGGCCGGGTCTGCTGTACCGGCTGCGCGTCAGCCTCGGCCGACAACCACTGCCACAAGCTGGAGGATGAGGGTCACGACGTGAAGGGGGCCGCGTACTACCACGAGCAGGACCTCAACGAGAATTACGGGAGCCTCCCGGGCGAGGAGGACTTCGCTACCTACGACGTCGACAGCATCCACGTCGGCTTCGGCGGCCGCGGGGAGGCGACCTCCGCGGAAGTCGCGGGCCTCATTATGGGGGCCGCTCACGAAGCCGGCCTCGAGGCCGAATGGAACGGGAGCGAGGCGCAGAAGGTTGAGGTGATTCTCGGATGAGCTACGAGTGCGACTGCGGCTGGACCAGCGGGCCCGACTCGGACGGGCCGTCGATGCCGGAGTACGGCTTCGGTCAGGAGGACGGGAAGCGCGTCCAGGTAGCCCACTGCCCGGAGTGTATGAGCATCCTCGGGACCCGGGAGAACAACCTGCGGGCGATAGGCGACCGGCGGTAGCTGACCCGGCGGCTCTTTTTGCGGTTGTTCACGAAGGACAACGGTTAAGGTGACGGCTGTCCATCGTTGAAGTGTACACGGAGGTAACAGGCTATGGCAACTCAAATCGACCGACTCTCAATGGGCTTCGTTCGCGCAACGACCATCGACCGCTACGGGAACTCCCGCCCCTATGACTTCCGCCCGGCCCGCGAGGGCGTCGGGCTGGAGCCGTACGGTGACGGCCGGAAGTACACCCCGGTCGTCCTGCAGGCGATGTGGGAGGACGGCCTCGTAGTGGACTGGGACCCTGACGACCTGACCGCTGACGAGCGAGCTCAACTTGACGGGTTCTGCGACGACTGCGGGACCGCGATCAACCAGGTGCAGGTCGGCCCCGCCGAGTGGGAGAACCGCTGCGAGGGCTGCGGTGAGGTGAAGGAGACCGTCAGCCGATGAGCCAGGACCAGCCGAGCTCCTGCCCGGAGTGTGGGTATCAGCCCACCGGCGAGGAGCTCGATGAGACCGGTCACCGCTGTCCGGACTGCGGGTACGACCCGCTCGAGGACTGACCCGCCGACTCTTTATAGCAGCATACGGTTGATATGTCGCGGTGAGCCCGTCCCCCTGACCGGTCAGGTCGGACGGTTTACCATAGTGTCAGATAAGCAGATAAGTATAGTAATCGGCGAGAGTGTACCCGTGAAGTAAGTCTCCGCAGCTGACCGGTCAGGGCCAGCACCTCACTCCGCGTCGACGGACTCGATGTCCTCGGAGGAGTACTGGTTGATCCGGCCCGAATCTTCCCCCTCCACCATCAGCCAGGGGGTCCCGTTCACGTCCACGATATCGTCCACCGTCCCGCTGACGCTCCCGGAGCCCTCGATGCTCACGGTGACGTCCTGACCGACGGCCACCTCTTCGCCGGCGACCTCCACGGTCTCTTCCTCCTGATCGTCACCGCCCTCCTTCACGACCTCGGCGTCACCCGGAGACCCGAACCGGTCCCACACCGGGAGGTCCTCGTAACTGTCGACGCCCTCGGTCGCTTCGGCGTCGAAGTGCTGACCCTCGTAAGAGACCCACTGGTGGCGGCCCCCCATCGTGTGGGCCTCACGAATCTCCATCCCCTCGGGCCCGCCGGCCTCTTCGAAGATAGCCTCGGCGACCGCGTTGCAGAAGCCGTTGTTGAGGTCCGCCGGCGTCTCCGGCTTCGGGGCCATATCCTTCTCCATAAACTCCTCGGTGACCGCGGCCGCGGTCTCCCCGACCTCCTCGGTCGTCACCTCACCGCCCTCATCGTCCTCGCCCTCTTCGCCGTCGGCCGGGACGTAGTACAGCCCGCCCCGGTCGCCCTCGATCACCTCGGCGTCCTCCGGGGCCTCATCCCGGGAGTCGATGTTCACCGCGTTGTCGGGGACGGCCTTCTGCTCGGCCTCACCCTCACCCGCGGCCTCCTGGATGTTCTTGCCCGCCAGCCGGACCCGGTCGACCGACGTTACGGTGTTCTTCGCTGCGACCCTGTACTCCGTCGGAAGCTCATCAACGCGGTCCATATCTACCATTATGCGTTCACCTCGTGACCGCCAAGTTCCTCGTACATCTCGAGCACCTCATCGCTGTACTCCTGACCCTCGTACAGCCCGGAGCTCACCTCCACGACCAACTCGGTCGGTGAGGTGCTCGCGTACCAGCTCACCTCCTCCTCCGCGATCTCCTTCTGCTCATCGGTGAGCTCGGCCTCCCGGAGCTCGCTCATCCCGGGGCCGTCCCCGCCGAGGGCGTCGGAGAAGTGCTTGGCGTGAGCCAGCTCGTGGAACATCGACCCCTCCACCGTCTCGGTAGCGATGTACCCCTCCTCGAAGTCCTCCTTCTTGGACTCGGGGTCCAGGCCGTCCGGGTTGAGGTACAGCCGCCTCGAGGAGAGGGTGTAACTCGCCCCGGCCCCCATCCCGACGTCGTCCGGGGGCTCGGTGGTCAGGTTGAACACGGCCTGATCGGGAACGCCGACCGCCTCATCGAAGTCCTCCCAGGCCGTCTCGAACGCGTCGACCTGCTCATCCGAGAGGTCGTCCACGTTCACGTTCCGGATGCCCGTGAGCTCGGAGAGGCGCTCCTCCCGTTCGCTCACCTCGGGCTCCTCGGTCTCCCGGAAGCTGTCGCCGGGGGCCATCAGCTCCTCTCCCGACTCGGTCTCGTACAGAACCACGTCGGTCTCCTCGTCGTAGGCGGCCACCGTTGCGGGCTCACCGTCCGGGCTCTCGATCTCCTGGCCTTCCTGGAATTCTGGACCGGCCTCCTCCCCGTCTCCACCCCCGGGGTCGCCGTCACCTTCGCCGGCTCCACCGGCCTCTTCTTCCGTTCCCGGCAGCGTTACGTCCCGAGAGAGGAGGTCCTCGTAGATGAAGAACTCCTCGCCGTCCTCATCGACGTCGACGTCCGAGAAGTCCTGATCGTCACCCCCGCCCTCGTCACCTTCCGGGACGTAGTACAGCCCGCCCCGGTCGCCCTCGATCACCTTGGCCCCGTCAGGAGCCTCGCCCCGCGAGTCGATGGGGACGGCGTTGTCCGGGACGGCCTTCTCGGCCAGCTTCTGCGCGACCGGGACCCGGACGGTCTCAACGAGCTCCACCTGGTTCCCGCTGGCCTTGGTGAAGTCCTCGAGGGAGCCGTACTCGGAGACGTGACCCTCATCGAGCGGGTCCGGGAACGCCTCGAGATACCAGTCGATGTACACCCCGGACTCCGGGAAGTCGACGCCGACCCCCAGGACGTCCGCGTTGTACTGATCGCCCTCACCCTCACCCGGCCGGACCAGGAAGAGGTCGGCCCCGGTCTCGCCCTCTTCGGTGTCGGCCTTCGCGTCGATCACGGAGAGGGCCTCCCCGCAGTGAGGGCAGTCCTCGGTGAGGTCCTGCATCGTCTCGGCGGTGATCGTCTCCCCGGTCGACTTGCAGGTCCCCTCACCGGTCGCCGGGTCCAGGTCGTGACCGTTGGCCATCGGGTCTGCCTTCTGATCGACGCCGTCGACGGACTCCTCGTAGTACAGCCCGCGGTCGTCACTCTTCACCTGGGCATCGCCCGGGGCCTCATCCGCCGTCGACGGCGTGAGGTACACCTTCCGCGAAGCGGTCGCGGCCCCCTCCTCGGCCTTCTCGGTCTCCTCTTCACTTTCACCCTTCGCTTCCTGTACCCCGGAGCCGACCAGCTCGTACTCGTCCTTCTCGGGGTTGACCGCGGGGTCGCAGTCAGGGCACATAAACGAGCCCTTCACCCGGGTCTCGGTGTTACACCGACGGCACGACTTCGGGAGCTCGAGCTCATCCTCACCCTTGACGTCGACGCCGGCGTACTCCACGAGGTTCCCGTACGTCAGGGGGACCTGCGCGTCGTACTTACTCATCTCCCGGGCGGTCTCCAGGAGCTCATCCCGCTCGCTCTTCTCGAGGTCGGCCTTGAGGGTCTCGTTGGCGATGGCGTAGGCCGCCTCGCGGTCGTGACCCTGGGCCATCACCTGCCGGACGCAACTCTTGAGCTGCTCGCCCGTTTGCTGACCCGGCCCGACGGTCTCGCTGATCGCACTCTTCATCCGGTCGTACCAGTCCGAAAAGGTCTCGCTTACTGTCATAGGTCAGGCTGCCTCCTGGAAGGTCCCCGGGAACGGCTCGGCCCCGAAGTCGGCCTTGAAGGACTCCACGAAGGTGTGGCGCTCGTGAGGGTGAAGCACCCAGTCGTCGCTGTACTTGAGCTCCGGGAAGAACCGGTCGGCGGCCTCCCGGGCCAGCTGATGGAGCTCCTCGAGGGTGACCGGCTCGCCCCCGTAGGCCGGGTCGGTCTGCTCTTTCATCCACACGCAGGCGTCGGTGGTGTGACCGTCGTCGGGGGTCCCCGGCCCGGTCCACTTGAACACCTTGTCGCCCGCTCCCTCCTCATCGGTCTGCGCCTTGTACGCTTCCTCCCGGGTTTTGTTGAGCACCCGCGAGGACTCGGTCCGGGCCCAGGTCTCGGCCTTCTCGTAGCTGACGTCGAAGGCGTCCTGGATGTCGTCCCGGATGCTCTTGAGAGACCACCCCTCGGGCTGCGTCAGGTTCTCACGAAAGAGCTCCTTCAGCTGGTCGATGTCACCCGGGCCGAGGTCCTCGATCTGGTCGTAGATAACGTCGAACTCATCCAGTACCCGGTTGAGGGCCTCCTTCACGAAGTCAGGGACGACGTCGTCGTCCTCCCAAAACGGGTCGGCCTTCTGATCGGCCTCGGCCCACACCATATGCTCGTGACCTTCGGCGAGCTTGGTGGAGAGGTCCGCCAGCTCGCCCTCGCTAAAATCCCCGAGCAGGTCCTCCGGATCACCCCCGGCCTCATCGCGGTCGCCGTCCTCCGAGAAGAAGCCGCCCCCGCCGTCGTCAGAACTCTCCTCGAACTCGCCGTCGGAGATATCGACCTCACCGTCCTCCCACCGGGCTTCGAGCCCGGCGTCGGCCGCGGACTGACCCAGGTCGACCTTGGCCTGCTGGTCCTCGGCCGAGGCGTCCTGGGCCGGGATGAACGTGATCCGGTAGTCGGTCACCCCGAGGAGCTTGGTGAGCTCATCCAGGGGCCCGCTCGCCAGGTCGTGCTGACGGGTGGCGATACCCCGGTCGGTCACCTCGAGCTGCAGCCCCTCGTTGTTGAGCCCGCCGGCTTCCTCGAGCTCCGAGTCGAACACGTCAGTAACGTCCCAGGCCTGACGGATGTCGCTCTTGAACTGCTTTTTCAGCTGCTCATCCTGCCCGAGCAGCTCGTCGTTCATCAGGTCGATCACCTGGACCTCCGGTGTCGACTGACTTTCCGAGCTGTACTCGTTCATCATAATCTGCTGGCTGTACGGGTTCTCCTTCGAGTCCTCTTCGGCCTTCTTGAAGTTCCGCTCCCAGGTGTCCGGGTTCGTGGTATGAACTACCATAAACTTGTTCGGGTAGCGGTCGCTCGAGGGGTCGTAGAAGGCCGAGCCGTACACGTCCATCCAGTGGAGGATGGACTGTTTGAGCCAGACGTGGTGAGCCGGCGAGAGGCCGTCCTTCCCGTTGAGGCGCGGGAACCAGAAGGCCCAGTCGACCACCTCGTGATCGAAGTAGTACTTCTCCGGGTCCCGGGTCGCCGATGAGCCGTTCTGCTTTTCGATGTAGTACACCTCCTGGAGCTCGGCCCCGCACTCACCACACCGGCCGGGCTCCTGGCTGACGACCGCCTCGGGGTTCGGCGGGCGGTGAACCGGGCAGGCCCACCAGAAGTTCCCGATGCGGCCGTTCTCATCGACCACCGGGACCACCCGCTTTGGGTCAGCCCGGACGAGCTCCTCAACGTCCTGGTAGATAATCTCGCCCCGGTCGAACACCGAGGAGTCGCCCTTGGCGATGGCGTAGTTCCACCTGACGATGTGCATCCCGATACCGAGCCGGGCGTGATCGTCCTCGCAGTGCTTGTACAGGGCACGGAGAGACTGCCCCTCCTTGTTCACCGACTCGAAGAGCTGCTCGGCCTCCCGCTTCTGCTGCGGGTCGGGCCCGCGGGTCTGACCCTGGTAGTGATCCGGGTCGATCTCGTCCAGGTCCCGCGGGGGGTTCTCATCGATGCCCTCCTGGATGAGGTACTTCCGCGTACACTCGAGGCAGGCCTCCACCTCCTCGCTGTACTCGGCCCCGCAGGTCTCACACTTCACCGCGAACCGGGGCTCCAGGAGCGGGAACTCGTTACGGAAAAGCTCGTCCCGGTACTTCGCGGTCGCCCGGGCGATCTCGTATCCGTCCAGGGCCAGGGCCTCGAGCTGGACTGACCCCAGGTCGGTGAACACGTCGTTGAACCGCCGGATGGGGCCACCCTCCCGCTTGTCCTTCCCCTCATCGCTGGTGGGGTCCGGCGTCGTGGTCTCCGGGTCGGTGTCGGTCTGATCGGCCAGGCTCTTCCCGACCGCTTGCGATGCCAGGTTCTCGTTGTACGGCGCGAGCAGGACCGACCGACCGTCGGCGTCGGTCCCGAGCCGCTGTACCGGACTTTCAGGTTCGGAGCTCATAGGTGGCAGGCGTTGTGCGTAACTTTGTACCCATACCCGGCCGGGTCACTCCGCCGGCCCCTCGCCGTCGACGGCGTCCTCATCCTCATCGGCGTCCGGCGGGGTCCCGAACCAGTCAGATATGATCCAGGCGAGCGGGTTCTCCGGGTCGAAGATAACGTACTTCGGGCCCTCCTCGGTGTCGACGGAGTACCCCTCATCCCGGACCACGTCCTCACCGTCGGGCGGGTCAGAACCAGCTCCCATACCCGAGTTTTTTGTACGCATACCTGACCGTTCGGAAGGCCGACGCTACTCCTCATCGCCGGCCTCCTCGGTCTCGGTGGTGACGTCCTGACGGACCTCATCCGGGAGGTCCTCGGGGTCGGCCTCGCCCTCGATCAGGTCCTGGACGGTGAGGTCCTCGTCGGGGTCGGGCTCCATCCGGCCGTACTTCGCGTTCGCGTTGAAGGTGAACGTGTACTCGCCCTCGTACTCATCGGCCACCCGGGAGAGGGCCGCGATTATGGCCTGCCGGTGATCGTCGGAGATGTACTCCGCGACGAAGTGTTGAGCCGCGAGCTCGTACTTGAACGCCCGAAGGTCACCGGTGCAGTTTGAGCAGATACGCTCCCCGGTCTCGAGCCGGCGGTAGGCGACCCCCTCGTCGGCGTCGGCCTGCGGTATCTTACAGAGGATGCACAGCTGGTCCTTCACGGCGTACGTCGGAAGCCGGAGGTCCCGCTCGCACTGCTCACACCTCACCGGGTCCGCGGGCTTCCCCGCGAACGGGTCGTACCACGGGACGGTCACCGGCTCCCCGCAGCTCGGGCAGTGGGATAGCTCCGGGTAGGCGTCGGGATGTTTGGTCCACCTAAACAGTACCTCGTCGGGCTCGCGTTCTGGTGTCTCTTGAGTCATAGTTGTGTCACGTCGGCAGGTCGCTCATATCGAACTCGGACTCCTGTACCTCCTCACCGCTGACCCCGCGGAGCGCGATCTCGACGGAGTCCAGCCGGTCGTCGTGAGCCCCGGTCGGGAAGCTCACCCACTCATCCGCGAAGGACTGCCACTTCTGCGAGGCGCGTTCCCGGGCAGCCTTCTGCTCGGTCTCGCCCTCGAGGGAGCGGTCCACGATCTTCACCCGGCCGGCCTCGAACCGGGAGCTCATCGAGATAATCCGCTCCTCCTTCGACCCGGACGATGAGCTCCGGTGGAACCGGATGTCCTCTTCGCGGGCCTCCTGGACGAGCCACCGCTGCGCTTGGTTACTCTCAACGATCACCCGGGAGACCGGCTCCCCCCAGGTCCGTTCGACGCCGTTGAGGACGGTCCTGATCCAGCCGAGGGCCCGCTTCATACTGATCCCCCGCTTGCGCTCGAGCTCCACGAGGTAGCTGACCCCGGAGGTCGGGTGGTCGGCGATCACGGAGACGGCCCACCAGTCGGAGTCCCCGCGGGCCGCCTTTTCGGCGTCGTCCTCAACCGCGACGTCGACGCCGGCGATGAACCGGAGCCCCTCGTCAGGGACCTCACCCGGGGAGGCGTAGTTGAGCATATCCTGGGAGAGAATCTGCCCTTCCATCGCCCGCGGGTCGTTCTGGTTCTCACGCTTAAACACGAGGGACGACCCGTC